GGAACAGAGGCGTTATGAACTGGCAAAGGCTGCAATGCAAGGATTTTGTAGCAATTCACAGAAACAATTTATAAATGTTGATTCAAGTATAATAGCAAAATTGAGTATTTGTTTCGCTGATGCACTGATAAAGAAATTGAAAGAAGAATAATTATGGAAGCACATGTAATGAAACTCGAAAACAACTGTGTGATTGTTGACGAGGAATATTTTAACGAGATAAAGAAGCAGTCAGAATTTAACCAGGAAAGGATAAATGAGATTGCAGAGGAAAAGTTTTTGGAATACGTCAAAGAAAGCGGTATCAAACTTTCCTACGAAGTGAACGGAACACCTTATATATTTCATTATGATTTGTTGAATGAAATAAATTATGAAGAAAGAGGATATCCGGAATCTGTGTCAGAAAGGGTGAAGCATATTATTGCAGACGATATAACCGAGGCTTTGAATGATAAGCTTAAGGGGTTGAAAGACGAGGCTTTGAATTACGCCTTAAGTGAGTTTGACAAACAGAAACATGGTTTAGAGGCTACTGTAAAAGTATGGAAACATTTCGCATTAATCTTTATCATTACGACCATTGTTTTAACGATTAGACTATTTATACAGCTATGACAGAAGAACTTGTAACATTAGAGACAGCGAAGCTACTAAAGGCGGCAGGATTTAAAGAAGATGTTAGTAGCTTTTATGAATTGGTGTATAAAGGAGGTAGTGGTCCTGAGTATGAGATAGATGAAAGCTACGATGCCCAGAATTATAATACAGACGTTTACTCTATCTCTGCTCCAACTCAATCCATTGCCCAAAAGTGGCTGCGTGAAACCAAGAACCTACATATTGAAATATACCGAAGTGCCGTAGGGTATGGCTATGCTATAGTGAAAGCCGATAACGGAACGTGGCAGGAAGATGATGATTCCAGGGGTCCTAATGATGGCGGTAATTGGGACACCTACGAGGAAGCACTGGAAGCAGGAATACAAAAAGCATTATCTTTATTGTGAAATGATGTTAAAACAGAGACAATTTAGACATAAGCAGTTGCGTATCTCATAACATAATCTTATCTTTGCAATGTGAGAAAGAGATAAACGAAAAGTCAAACAACAAAAAGATAAGGTTATGAAAGAAAGAATTTTAGAGAAATTCATCATGATGGAGTTTGTAAAAGGGAATTTGGATTCACAAGAACAAGTTAATGAAATGATGATTCTAATACAAAAGAAATTGGGTGTCTCATCAGAGAATGCAGGAAAATTTTTAAGAAATGCAGTCGGATTGATTTAACAATAATGATTTGTTTTCTTCACACGAAAGGGTTACGTTTGTAACCCTAAATTTTTAAATCTAAAAAGAAATGGCGCAAAAATTATCTGCCGGGTTCATGGCAGAATTATTCAAGCTTGTATATATGGATTTGAGTATTACCCGGATAGTGGTAAATCATCTGTCTTATCAGTTGATACCTAAAGAGTGGGCAGGGTTCAAATTTCTGTTAAAAGAAGCTACGGAAGTATTGAAGGAAAAAGAGAAGGTTCCTTCTTTAGGGGTGGTGTCTCAAAAATATGCTGACAGTGATTTTGTAATCGAGGCGGTGGATGCCGTGCAGTCAGCCGCCAAAGTGGACAAGGAAATTATCATAGACCAGTTGGAGGCGTATATCAAGGACGTGGAATTTCAGCTACTTTCTAAAAAAGTACATGATTTGTACGAAGAAGGAAAGAAAGAAGACGCTATACGGGTAAATGCGGAAGAGAGCCAAAGAATATTGTCCCTATCATTAAGGCATGAAGCAGGTGGTTTCCAAAAGGTTTTTGCCGATTTTGACAAGAGAATGAGAGGAAGACGGGAAGAGGAAGACGGGGAAATTCCGTCACGTGTAATGTTCGGACTTGATAAGATAGATGATATTTCAGAAGGTGGTGCCACGATAGAAGATACGGTGTTATGGATAATGAGGTCCGGTGTAGGAAAATCTACAGCATTGAGATATCACGGAATGCAGGCAGCCTTTGACGGACACCCGGTCTTGCATATACAGTTGGAAGGTGGGGCGCGTGCGTGCTTGGAAAGATACGACCAGTTTTGGACAGGGCAAAAATACGGAAACATCAGAAAGGGTGTCATAGATGATAAGCTGGCAGAAAAGCTTGACAAGGCGTTTGAAAACATAAAATCCTATTCTAAGGACATAGATGTATATTCGTTTGAAAAATTCGGGCAGGCTACAATGGTGGATGTCCGTAATGTGATTGTATCTTATTACAAGAAAAACGGTTATTATCCGCATGTATTGATATTGGATTCTTTGGACCTTGTGGCAACCGGGACAAATAGAGTTATAGACAATAACCCTACATTCAAAAAGGAAAAATTACAGACATGTGCACAGCTTTTGAAAAACTTATGTGTAGAGTTTAAGATGGTAGGATTTACGGCAGCACAAGCCGGAAATGTGCCGTTGGAAATATGGGACAATTCGGACAAAGTGATAGACAGAAGCTATACGGAAGGGGACAGAACACTTGTAAAGCCGTTTTCCTTTGTGTTTACCGGGAACCGGACAAGGGAAGAAAAGAAACAAAATAAGATGCGTATCTATATGGATAAGGTACGCGATTACGATACGGTAAAAGACACGTTTACTATTGTGACGGATTACGGCAGGGGGCGTTTTTGTGACAAGGCGCTGACAGCCGAATATTACGGAGGTGACAAGGGTTTCACATCCTCTACTCCTAATAAAAAGACAAGAAAGAAAAAGGATGAAGACGGTGAAAAGCAAAATGATGTTAAAACAGAGATGATTTAGACATACTCACTTGCTTATGTCATAACATAATCTTATCTTTGTAGTGTCTTCTTAAGGGAGACAAGAAAAAGAAGTCAAACAAATAAAGATAAGAGTATGGAATGTTTTAGAGAAGTTATCGTTGAAAATGCAGAAATTTCCTGGGTTAGTTCAGAAATTTATGGTAGCAAGGAAAAGGTGCTGAAAGCAGTTGAAAACAGAGCAGAAACATTTGCCAAGTATTGCGGTTTTGAAGTCGAGAATCTTAAATACAGTTCAAGAAAATATTGCTCCATGAAAGAGAGTAACCTGGAAAGAGGTTTTGATGTGTTTTGCAAAAAGAAGGTGAAAGACTGTAAAGAAAGAATATCTTTTTTGGGATATATTATTTATGAATTAGTTTAAAGGGAGATGTTTAGGGTTGATAAAAACGAGGTAATATCCGAACTGAACCTATCTTTGTTTGGAGCAAAAGGTTTCATGCAAGACCGGAACAAGGAATGCCCTTTTTGCAATAAAAAGGGGAAATGGGGGATAAAGTTCAATGATGCCGGGAATAATGGCGCGTTCCATTGCTTCAAATGCGGCACAAAGACAACTTTAAAAAAGTTCTTGGAGAAGATAGGAAGGAAAGACCTCATAAAGCAGGATTACGAGAACACGATAAAGATGCAGAAATTGACCCCTCTAATAGACGATGAAGAAGAGGAAACAACAGAGGAAATCAAGGAATGCACCCTTCCTAAAAAACTGGAATATATAGAAAAGGACGAATATTTGGATAAGAGGGGCTTTGTAAAAAGATATTATGAAGAATTCCGTCCGGCAGAAACAAAATTCTTTCTCGAAAGAAAGCTGCATGATAAGTTCATATTCCAGTTTACTATGAACGGCAAATTAGCCGCATGGCTGGCACGTTCAAAGAAAAGTAAGGATTGGCACGAAGAAAACCTTCAAAGGTTTAAGGAGGGTAAAGAAAAGCTTGTATTGAGATATGAAAATTCACGTGACGGATTCTCCCATGTGATAGGAGGATATGACAATATAACGGACGAGACGGACACGGTTATAATCGTGGAAGGAATGTTCGACTACATATCGGTAGACACGAAGCTGCACCTCTATGAATCGCCCGATATAAAGTGCGTGTTTACGTTTGGTAACAATATGGGGCTAAGCCAGATAAGGTTATTGAGGGACAAACCGGGCATAAGGAATGTGATTCTAATGTACGACCCCGACAAGCCGGAAATGATTAAGACAGTATCAATGACCTTACAAAGATATTTCAATGTACAGATTGCCGAACTGGAAGACAAGAAGAAAGACCCTGGAGACGCGACACAAGAAGAGCTTCTAAGGGCGCTTGACAATATGACGGAACCGATTAATTTTTATACAAAGCATTTATAGTGCTGATTTTTTGCCATTTATCCTAATTTTTGTTAGATTTGAAGTCAAAAATAAGGATATGGAAAAATCACGGAAAATCAGTTTAGAGCAGTTTGTAATTAATTTGCAATTGGAATACTTAAGTTGCAAATTGCGTTCGATAGTTTACAATCGAATAGAAAGTGTAGAACTTGTGAAGATATACAAGGACATAGTGGAGAAGAAGAAAGCAAAGATTCTGAACTTGAAACAAAGGTTTCGCCTTGGTACGATGTTTGACAGTGACAAGGCGTTTTCAGATTTTTACTTGAAGGAATTTTTGCAAGAATACGGATTGCCGAACTTGCAATATTCGGAGAAAACGAAAAAGTCGGTTATGTTTTGGGACAGGTTCCACCTATTGAAACCGGGTACCATAGTGATATACAAGGGAAAGGAATATAAGGTGAAGATAAACCATCCGAATGACGATAATGTGGTGATATGGGTTAATGACGTGCCGGAACAGATACCATATACCTACTTCAAAATGAGATGGTTAGAAGAAATTGATATAAAAGACTTAAAATAATCGAGATAATATTTTTTTATCTCAAAATTAAATTCTTATATTTGCAGTACAATTAAAAACAAAAGTAATGAACTATTTCGAGTATGAAGAAAAGGCGGCTACTACAGCTTGCTATAACGAAAAAGTGGCTTTATCCTATGTGACACTTGGCTTGTGTTCGGAGATGGGAGAAACCTATGAGAAAATCAATAACGAGGCAGAAACGGAAGAAATCTCTAAAGAAATCGGAGATATGTTTTGGTATCTTGCCATGATTCGCAAAGAGTGTAATCTTGATATTGAAGGTTGGGATTGGAAAGAAGCTTTGACAAATGCGGAAGGTGCAGGCGTGTTTGATTTACCCGTGGAAGTCGGAAAGATTGCAGACCAGGTTAAAAAGTGGTTGCGTGATGATTGGAAAGACGCGGAAAACAATGTATTCCCGGAAGCACGGAAGAAAGCCGTTTTGGAAGCCTGGAAGAATGCTTGGAAGGTAATAAACAGCATGATTAACCGCGTAGGGCTTGATACGGAAAAGATTGCCGAACAGAATATCGAAAAACTGTTTTCACGCAAACAGCGTGACAAAATTCATGGAGCAGGAGACAACAGATGAGAAATTTTGACAAAATATTAATGACCGGGGCGCAGGGTACAGGGAAAACAACCCTATTGAAAGCCTTGCAGAACGAACCGGAATTTGACAACTGGAAGTTTTACACGAATGTTGTCAGAACGATGGTTGAAGAAGAGGGAATAGCTATCAATAAGGAGGGTACTTCTGAATCACAAAAGAAAATATTCGACAAATACACCCAAATAATGGAAGATGCTATGAAACAACCTTCCATTAGTGACAGATGTATTATTGATGTGAACGCGTACACTTCATGGCTTTTTGACAACTGTAATCCGAAAGACAAGGATTATAACAACCTGGCAGAAGAGGACTTCAAAGAAAAGCGCCAGATTGTAAAACGGAAATACGAATTTCCTTTGCTTGTCTATCTTCCTATTACATTCAGATTGCAGGGTGACGGTGCGCGTTCGGAAGACGAGGAATACCAGAAGGAAATCGACCGTAAAATAAAGCAGATTGTCGATAATTACGGAATACCATATATTTCTGTTTCCGGTTCAACGGAAGAACGCGTACAGCAGATTAAGGATACCGTATTTGGGAAAAAGGAGGGATGATGTATGGAATTTTCTTTGTTGACTTTAAGGAATGTGGGTCGGAAGTTTGGAATGCAAAACGTTTCTGGATTCAGAAAAGAAGACCTTTTGCAACAAGTTGTTGAAAGGCTGGAAGCAAAAGGAAAGACGCTTGAAGAATATGCAAAGGAGGTTTCAATAAACACCAAAAAGGGGTATGTCAAGAAAAAGTTTAACCTTTCACCTAAAGGAGAAAACCCGTACAAGAAAGGAAGTATATCGTATAAGGTGTGGGAAGAACTCGCAAAGAATGACGGTCGGTCATTCAGCCGGATTGCAAAGGAAATAGGAACGCATTACAACGTCGTTTCCGTTTGTTGCAGGAACCATTTTAATAAATCATAACTTGCCGTTTTTATTTGGATTTGATTTCATGGGGAGTGTAAGTAAAAGACGCTTCACTCCCCTTTACACCCTAAAAATATGGATGAACTGTATAAAGATTTAATCAAATATTTGGAAGATAATTTTTTGTCTTTCAATGCTTTGGATAATTATATTGTAGAAATTGACGGACAGACATTTGAATTGTTCGAGCCTTTTAAGTGGGACAAGGAAGAGAACGGGGTTTTCTTTGACGATTCGTTCCAGTGGGTAGGAGACAGGACAGAATGTGATAACTATGTTTTCCGGTTTGGCGATGTATGGTATTATCTGAAAAAGGGAGACGAAAACAAGGTAAAACTTAACCGATTGCAGTATATCGGAAAAGCGAATTTGTTTGACGAAAGTTTGAGGTTTGACACCTATATAGGAGTGCATGGTAATTTTGAGTTGATGAACGGGATGCACTTTTATTCCGACTGGGTGGAAAAGGCGAAATTCATGGGGATAAGGGCGCTTGGCATATGCGAAAAGAATACGCTTGCATCAGCGTTCAAGTTTCAAAATGCGTGTCTAAAAAGCGACATAAGACCTATATTCGGTATGGAAGTTACTGTATATAACGAGCAGAAGGACGTGCGATATACAGTAAAGCTGATAGTCAAGGACAAGGAGGGATGGAATAACCTACTGAAAATAAATAAGATTCTGAATGTCGACGAAAAAGGCTTTATCACGGAAAAGGAATTGCAAGAAATGAAAGACGGGTGTTTCTTGTTGTTTGACCCGAAAACATGTATGTTTGAAAATCTCCCCATATTGTCAAGAAAATGGAACGATACCTATTACCAGCTTGATACTGTGGAATACAAGAAGAATGACCGGGATAAAAAATATCTTGACAATCTGAAAAAATTCGTGGGTGTATATAAACCCGTGGCGGTATGTGACGCCTGGTATCTTGAAAGGCGGTATGCTCCTATAAGGGAAAAGCTTAACAGGCTGGCAAAGGTTGCGAATTATGAGAGTGACAACCAGTATATGAAGAATTACCAGGAATATTACGAAGAATTGTCAAAACTGATATTGAATGAAGACAAGTTTTTCGGACTGTTTGAAGAAGCTTTGGTAAATCTTAATTACATATCGGTAAATTGTAATTATTTGCTGGAGACACAAGTACGGCATGCACCCCAATATGTAATGACAGAAGAGGAGAAAAAGAAATATTCGTCCAATACAGAAATGTTTGAATCGCTTGTATTTGACGGACTGGCAGAACACCCGGAAATACTGGAAAAGTACAGTGAAGAAGAACTGACAGAAAGACTGAACACGGAAATATCTATCATTGAGGAAGGTGATGTAGTGGACTATTTTCTGATGCTGAGGGACATTATCAGATGGGGAAGGGATAATGATATATTGGTCGGATTGGGGCGTGGAAGTAGCGCTGGAAGCCTGGTATCCTATTTATTGGGGATTGTCAATGTGAATCCTTTGGAATATGAACTTTTGTTTAGCCGATTTCTGACGAAAGGTCGTTTAATTAGACACGAAGAGGAAGAAGTGGTAATGATAAACGGAGAAAAAGAAATATCCGGAAATGCTTTTATAAAGATTATCAGAAATGACGAGGAAATGATAATTAGAGCGAAAGAGCTAAAAGAAGGTGACGAACTGATAAACTAATAATAACATGAAAGCTAATTTTGAAAAAGGGGTAAAGATTTGCAGTAAGTGTAGAAGAGAGCTTCCTATTTCTGAATATCATAAATGTAAAAAAGAATCTGACGGTTTAGATTGTTATTGTAAGAATTGTTCAAAAGAGAAATATCTAATTAAGAAAAAATTAGGTAAAATTAAAAAATACAGTTATGATACGCCAGAAAAGTTAGAAAGACACAGGGTCGCATGTAGAAAATATGCAAAAACAGAAAAAGGGTATAAAAACATTATAAAAAATAATGCGAGAAGAGTAGAATATAAAAAGAATTGGTTTTTAAATAAGATGAAAATAGATAAAGATTTTAATATAAGAATGAAAATAAGACATTCTTTAAGTTTAGGTATTAAAAATGGTAAATTTTCATCTTATTTGGAAAATATTATTGGTTGCGATTGGAAGTTTTTTAAAAAGCATATAGAAAGTAAGTTTAAACCTGGAATGACGTGGGACAATTACGGGAAAAGTTCAGATTCGTGGCAGATAGACCACATTATACCTTGTTCTTATTTTGATTTAACAAAAGAAGAAAATATTTTTACTTGTTTCAATTGGAGAAATACACAGCCATTATGGAGAAAAGAAAATTATGCTAAATACAATAAAGTGAATGAAGATGTAGAAAAAGAAGTGGAAAAATTAAAAAAGTTAGTATATGAAAGTAAAAAATATTGAAATAAAGCGTCGGGCAAAGACCGTATTAGGGTCAATGCCCGATATCTGACCCCTTCGGGGTAACGAGTTGACACAGATTTTCCCGGCAGAAGACGGGACGAAATAAAAGCTTACATGGAAGAACGGTTCGGTAAGGAGCAGGTTTGTTCGCTTGGCACCTATACTACTCTCCAGCTAAAAGAGGCAATATCGGACATGGCGCGTGCAGACGGCATACCAGTACAGTTATACAGATGGTTTACCGCTTGTATCGGAGATGACAAGGAAAAGACGATAGAGGAGTTTTTTAAGACTGTATGCGGAAAGGAAGACCTAAAGAAGTTCGTGAAGGAACATACAGAAACGTTCAACGACATGTTGGTAGTTCTTGGTTCACCTAAAAGCCAGTCGGTGCATGCGTGTGGAACCGTAGTGTTGCCAGATGGAAAAACATCCTACGAATGGATGCCCGTACATACACAAAAAGGGCTTGTGGTTACAGACTGGGAAGGTTCAGAAGTGGAAGAGGCAGGCTTCTTAAAGGAAGACGTTTTGGGGATTATCCAGTTGGACAAGTTCGAGGAAATGTTACGCTTGATAAAGGAAAATCACGGAATAGACGTTGACATATACAGCTTGCCTTTGGACGATAAACAAGTATTCGAGTATGCAGGCAAAGGATGGTTGGGCGATGTTTTCCAGCTTGGTTCAGCCGGATTATCTGGATATTGTGTAAAGATGAAACCGGAAAACATAAACGAACTGTCTGCATGTGTAGCCCTCTATAGACCCGGACCTATGGAAAACAATTTTCACAATGAATATATTTTGCGGAAGAACGGGGAAAAGGACTGGACGGAAGAAATGCCTATAGGTGGGGAAGAAGTGGTGGAGAACACTTATGGACTGATGTTGTTCCAGGAACAAATTATGTTATTTTGTCAAAAATTAGCAGATTTTAACTTAGAGAAGTGCGATTCAGTTCGGAAAGTTTTAGGTAAAAAACTATTACAGAAAGCAAAGGAGTACGGGGATGATTTCGTGAACGGGTATGTAAAGAAGTACGGTTCTAAAGGAGTTACAAAAGAATATGCGGAAAATCTTTGGAAACAGATGGAGGAGTTTGCGAAATATTCGTTTAATAAGTGCTTGCATGGAGACGAGAAGATTTACCCTAATGAATTAACAATCAAAGAACTGTATGAAAAAGGAGTTGAGGACATTCCAGCAGTAACGATGGGAAAGTACGGTGAATTTATTCCTACCAAAGTAAAGGGAATAAGATATGCAGGGAAACGCTTCATCTATAAGATACAAACGAGCGACGGGGCAACAGTGAGATGTTCCGGAAACCATAAATTCCCTACACCGGAAGGACATAAATACGCTTTCCTTTTAAGAAAGGGAGATGTGCTGTATACCTATAAACACGGAATGAGGGTAAATGTGGAAGTCGTTTTTGCTTATGTGATGGATGCGGAACCGACCTATGATGTTGAGATAGACCACCCGGAACATAACTTTGTCACTGGGGAAGGTGTCGTAACATGTAACAGTCACTCCGTATGTTATGGTATGACCGCTTATATATGCCTATGGCTTAAAGTACATTATCCTATTGAGTATTGGAGTGCTACATTCTCGTTTGCGAAGGACGAAAAGATACCCTATTATGTAAACGAAATACAGCAGTCCGGTGAGATAAAGATACATCCGGTAGACATCAACAAGTCAGATGTAAATATCGTGTCCGATTACCGGACAAGCAGCATGTACTGGGCATTCAATGCAGTAAAGCAATGCGGAGAAAGGGCGCAGGAATATATATCGGAAGAGAAAAAGAAGAATGGTCCGTTTTTCTCCTTGGAGGAATTTATAGACCGATGTGTGATTAAAGGCAGTCCGGTAAATAAATCTGTCATTGAGAACTTGATATTTGCAGGCGCATTTGACGAATTAGAGAATATCCAGGAACCGAAAGACCGTTTGGCGCTTATTGAGATGTATCGTGAGAATAAACGGGTCAAAGTATTGGAGGATAAGGATTTACTTACCAATATTATGAAAGTTCGCAAAGAACGTAATAATTGGTGGTGGCTGTTGCAGCAAAAAAGAACGTCCGGTTTTGCATTTTTTGATTATTATGATTTGGTGAATGAATATCATATGCCTAAATTAGACGACGAAACGGAGTTCCAGGACGTGTCTCAGATAAAATTTTGGGACACAAATTCCAAGAAAACCCGTCGTGCCGTGATAGGCGGTTATGTAATTGAGATAATAGAGAGAAAAAGCAAGAAGGGTATATTTGCCACTATAGTATTGGAAAGTAATTATGAGTTTATAAATGTAACTATTTTTCCAGAGTTGTTTGAAGAATACGGAGAGTTTTTAAGGGGTAGTAAAAAGAACATTTTGTTGGTTAATGGCGTGATTGTGTGGGATAAGTTCAGAGGAGAATATATTTTGCAGGCGAATGTTAATTCATTGTTTACAGTATTGACGTAAAATATTTTTGATATGAAAATTATGGTAGAAATCGGTACCAAGACCGTTGTTTTGGTATCACCGGACAAGGACGAGGAGATAGAACTCGATGATGTTACGACAATCAATTACTCGAATCTTTATGGAGAGGCGGTAACGGTATCTGGATTGCTTAACAAGGTCGGTCTAATGAAAGTTGAATACGAAAAGAAAGCGAAGGAAGAGAAACTGTTTTGTGATGTGTTTGCAGCTAATTTGAGGAAGAAATTAAGGAGGGAAGCGGCTACAAATGGAGGAAGAATAACGATTGACGGAGAATCATTTAAACTGACCGAAAAAGGGCTGGAGGATGCTATATTACTTAATGAGCAATATCAGAAAAATTTGATGAATCTTATTGAGATAGAATCGAAGCGAGACAAGTTAGACACCCTATTTTGGGCAGTACAAAGCAAGGACAAGAAACTTAACAATTTGTTGCCAAAGATTGTACCGCAAGACTTTGAAAAAGAGCTTATTGAAGGAAAGATAAATACTTTTAAGATAGTAAAAACTGATTATTAATTTTTAAAAATTTTGTATTATGGTATTTGACAGAAGTAAGTACAAGAAAGCGAGTGTTGAATCAATTGACGAAACAGTAGGGAAAGCAGCCGCAACAATGGGCGGTGGTTTTGGACAGGGCGGCAGGGCCTCATTTTTTAATCTGAACGAAGACGGAAGATATGTATTGCGCGTATTGCCGTCGTTGACAGGAAAACCCTATATGCCGAGAAAGACGGTTAAACTTCCTATCGAATGTGCGGTATATGACAAGGACGGGAAAGACACCGGAAAGAAGGAAATTAGACAAAGAGACGTCTTTACTTCTGATATCCACAGCAACCGCATGAACGGTGAGGATGCAGTATTAACCTATATCAGTTATGTGTATAACCTGGCAAATGATATCCAGGACAAGGAAGAGCGCGCAAAATTCCTCTATCCTATCAGCGGTTATCGCAACAAGCAAAAACAATGGATATGGGGCATGAAGGCCATGCTTAACTATGTGGCTTATGTATGGGCAGAAAATGACGTGTATCGCCTTGATTTGCGCCCGGATTGGTGGAAGAAAATGAAGAACATTTCTATGGAGCGCGCAGGCGGTTCTGACGATGGTATTATTAATCTTGACATATTTTCTGACCCGGACGAAGGCTATCCGTTGATTATCAATGTTACTACAGACGAAAACAAGAAAAAGGGTTTTGACATTTCTTGTGGAATGCCGGATGCTAATAAGCGCCAGACTTGGGACGATTTCTTTGAGAAAAACCGTGTATCAGACGAAGTGTTCGGTATTATGGAAGAACTCCCTACCCTGGATGATATGTATGTGGACGTATTTTCACGCAAAGACTGGGATATGCAGTTGGAAGGATTGGAAAGAATCGACGAGGAACAATCATACGGTATTTTCCAGGACGACGTATTCTTGAACAAACTCGAAGAACTTGACAAATTGGTTCCGGAAGAGGACGAAATCAAGGAAAAGAAAGCTCCTAAAAAAGCCCCCGAGACAAAGAAGGTGAAAACGGAGGAACCGAAAGAAGAGCCAACAAAGACGGAAAAGAAAGCAGGCGGTTATCCTACATTGACGAACCTCAAAAAGGAACTCCGTGCCTACATTGCCGATAACTACGAAGACAAGGAATTACCGGAAGAGTTGACCGTAGCCGAACTCCGTAAATGGTACGACATTGCACAGGAAGGTGGCGAACTGCCTTTTGAGGATTACGAAGAGCCGGAAGATGAAGAACAAGGAGCGGCAGACCCAGAACCGGAAGATACGGCAGTTGAAGAAAGGGAAGCATCAGCAAGCGTTCCTAATTCTATTGCGTCGCGCTTAAGAAACTTGAAAGCGAGAACTTCAAAATAAATCACACAAGGAAGGGTAATTTTTACCCTTCCATTATTCCTATTATTATGAAAAATCTTTACAGAATAATCCTTATTTCGGGTATGATAATAATACTCATATTGTTATTCTTATCTATCAAGAAAGCAAGGGAGAATGAAAGGTTGTTATATGAAGTGGAATTTTATACCGATTCTTTAAACAGATATACAAAGGTTTACAATTCCGAAAGTTTTTCTAAATTGAAAAAAGAAAACAAAGAATTATACAATCGATTGAAGGAAAAGGAAGCACTTGTAGAGGCAGTGGAATTTGAATGGAAATACAAGTACGAAGGACTGGAAAGAGAGGTTTCCGAATTGAGGAAAACGGACAGCCTCTATACATTCAAAGAAGAAACCGATACGGTAGGATATGATTTACAGGTGTGGGCTACGCACTTGGCAAAGTATAAGATTAATTTCAATATAACCAACAAATTTTTATTGACAAACCAGCGTATAGGGAACAGTAACCGTATGGAGATAACTTCCCAACTGCCCGGAAAGATAGGTGACGTTACAATGTGGACAAAACCGGATAAAAAGAAAAGATTCGGGTTCGGGGTGTCGGTAGGTGCCGGATATGGAGTATTCAACAAGGATTTTGATGTGTTTGTGGGGTTAAGTGGAACATATATAATTTGGTAATTATGTTTGTACAGATAAACAATAAGAGGATAAAGATTACTTCTATCAGTAGATATAATGACGAGGGGTATTCACAGTCAACCAAGAAGTTCAGAATAGCTTTAAAGATTTCCAATGTCTGGGAGAGCTTCTATTTTGACAAGGAAGTAGAGAAAGATAATGTTTTGAAAAATCTTGACAATACATTAAAGGTGACTGCGTTATGACAGGAAAGATAATAATAAGCACGGATTGGCATTTGAAGCCGTCCAATATCGGAGAAATAACGGAATTGCAAAGGCAGGAATTGAATGTAGCAGAAGACAACGGTATAACCGACCATGTGTGGCTTGGTGACATATTCGATTCCCGTATATCACAGAGGCAGGACGTCTTAAATGCTTTTTCCTCTATACTTGATATGTACGCGAGGATGGGACACACAGTATATTGCATTCCAGGAAATCACGATAAGAGCGATTATAGTTCAGACAGGTCGTTTCTGGATGCGTTTAAATATCATAAAGGGTTTAAGTTGATAACTGACTTGGACGCTTTCGAGATAGGCGGTGTAATATGCTATTTTATGCCGTTTTTCGACAATGCGATATGGTTAAAAGGGATGGGTGATGTGCTGAAAGAAAAGAATCATAAGACGCATGTATTATTTACTCATATTGCTTTTCAAGGAAGCAGGAATAATGATGGTAGCGAGGTGGAAAGCGATATAAAACCTTCTCTGTTTAAAAACTTCGGTATGGTTTTTTCCGGACATTATCATGATTTCCAAGAAATAGGGAAAAATATTGTACACCTTGGAAGCATCACGCAGAACAATTTCGGGGAAGATGATAAAAAGGGGTTTTGGTTATTGGATGATGATTTGACATACGCGTTTATTCCGTCAAAAGGAAAACGGTACAGAAAAGTCACCGTGAACCTGGAAAACACGACTTTCAAGCAAGCGGATAAGATTGTAAAAGATTTTCAGAAGAAAAACAAGGAAGATTTTATTCGTGTTGAATTCGTGGGCACAAAAGATGCAATTTCCTCTATCGACAAGGAAGAATATAGAAAACTTGGTGTGGACGTGAAAGTTAAGTCCGTAGAACTGGAAACGGAAGAGGTGGAGACAGCAGAAGAAATCAAAGCTTTGTCAGGTTCCGATATTGCAGACAAATTCAAGGAATTTTGTAAACAAAATGATTACTCCTATAATGAAGGAATGGAAATTTTAAAGGAGGTATTATAATGGGATTGGAAGAATTATTTGGAAGAATAGAAAAGCGCTTCGGAAAGGAAGCGGTAGTAGGCAACGATATAAAGGTAGACACTGTGTCTTCCGGCAGCATGGCATTAGATGAAATATTGGGAGGCGGTTTTGCGCTTGGAAGAATACACGAAATATACGGAGGATTTTCCAGTGGCAAAAGCTCTGCGGCATTGCATCTAAGTGCATCCGTACAGAAAACGCTTGGGAAAGCGGTAGGGTATGTAGATACGGAACAAGCACTTGACCTGGAATACGCAAAAGCGCTTGGAGTTGATTTAAGCCGCGACAAGTGGATAATGTCGCAGCCGGATAGTGCGGAACAGGCGCTTGAAATCGTGCGTGAGATGCTGGAGGTGCCGGAAATCGGATTGGTAGTGCTTGATTCGGTTGCTGGATTGGTGCCGGAAGCTGTTTTGCAGGGTGAGGCAGGAGATGCAAAGATAGCGCTTGTTGCACGCCTTATGTCACAGCAGTTAAGCATCCTAAAAAATGTATGTAAGAAAAACGGAAACATTCTCCTATGTATCAATCAGACAAGGCAGAAAATCGGAGGTATGGGATTCGGTCCTACGACAACCACACCAGGAGGCGAAGCACTTAAATTCTATGCCACCCAAAGAGCGGAATTTGCCCGTATAGGCACGGAAAAGACCGATGGAGTGGCAACGGCCAATAAGACACAAATAAAAGTCGTAAAGAATAAGATTGCACCCCCTTTCCGTGTATGCCAGGTAATGTTAGAGTATGGTGTAGGATTTGACACGATACAGGAGCTTATAGATATGTCTATAAGAGAGGGGATTTGCTCTAAAAAGGGTGCTTGGTTTTACTATGGCGAGACCCGGTTAGGACAGGGAATGGATAACGCTAAAAAAGCGTTGTCGGATAAGGATTTGTTTAATGAAATTAAAAATAAATTGACAGAGACGTTATGTACCCCGAAAGATTGATATTAAGAAATTTTTTGTCATTTGAAGAACTTGATTACACCTTTACAAAAGAAACTTTGGGTGTGACTGGAGAGAACCGGACAGAGGAAGACCAGCTAACAAATGGAGTGGGCAAATCTACAATCGCACAAGGCTTGTTTTACGCGATATATGGCGTTAATCTAAGAGGAAAGGAAGACAAAAAATTGATACGTAAAGGCATGAAAGAAGCCTATACTAAGGTTGAAATATTTTGTCAAAAACGGAAAGAAACGCTGATAATTGAGCGCACAATTCCGTTGAAAAGTTCTTCCAAGGTATCTTTGACCTTAAAGAAAGATGATACGGAGACACCCGTAACAGTAGCTACAGTGTTGGACGCGAATAAATACGTGATTAATTGGATTGAGATTACACCGGAAGACGCCAAGTCCTACTATATCGTAACAAAGGGTAATTATTCGTCTTTCTTTCGTTCTTCCAATACCGAAAAACTTGCCTTAATAAGCCGCTTTGTCAATTTCTCCAATATTGACAAAACAAAAGGTGTGATTTCTGAAAAGGTTGGAATATTGGAACAAGAATTGCACAAAGAAGAATGTTTGAAAAATGTCGCAGAAGGCAAGAAACAAGCTTATGAGGAACAGATTCAGCAAGTGTTGAACGAAGACCCGGAAGAAAAGAAAAAGGGTGTAATAGGCGAAATTCAGTCCGAAATATATTCTTTACAAATTCTTAATGAAGACCTTGTAAAGACACGCATTCCCAAAGCGGAAAAGAATATCGAAGGTGTAGACAAGGATATTGAAGGGCTTGTAAAGCTGAAAGAAGAAGTGAACAAGGAGCTTGAAAGCTTCGATATGGATGTTTACAAGGACACCTATAAGGAGATAGACACGGAAATAGCCGGATTGAAGAAAGACAAATCGAACAAGGAGGAAAGGCGTAAAGATTACGCATTGAAATTAGCTGATTATGAGAAGAAATTACAGAAGGTTGAAGTATTGCTTTCTGGCGTCATTGTGTGCCCTAACTGCAATCATAAGTTTTTTATGGATGCTGACAAGGATTTTGAAGAACTGGAGGCTGACAAAGAGGCTTATAAAACAGCCATTGACAAGAATACGGTAAAGAAAAATGAATATGAAACCTCTATTAATGAACTGGAAGACCTTATCTCCCAATACCAGGATGTAAGGAAGGAAACGGAGGAGGAAGAACGCAAATTGCGTGTCCGTCGTGGAAAGGTGGTTGACAAGCTGATGGAGATTGAAGACCGTATAAGGGGGTTTGAGCGCGAGAAGAAAGGGTATGAAAACTCTATTGTCAAAATGCGTTCAGAGGTTGAAACAAACCGTTCTCTCATTGATTCCAAGACCGGGTATATAGAGGAATTGAAAAAGCAGAAAGCGGAAAGACCCTCTATCAAAGACCAGGAAAAGGCGGTAGAAAAACTTTCCAAGGACATAGAGGAAGGCAACAAAAAAATTCTTGACAAGAAAAACGAGATTTTCAAAGTACAGCAATGGGATAGCCGTTTTAAAGACTTTAAGATGTACCTGGCAATGGAACAGATAAAGAATATTCAGAGTGCTGCCAATGATGTACTAAAGAAAATGAAAAGCGATTTGCGTCTGATGATTGAAGGTTTCAAACGGAATGCGAACGGAACATTGAAAGAGGAGATAACACCCTATGTTTTCCGTGACGAAATGGAAAGCTTTTTCTTCTATTCGGGCGGTGAACAGGCACGTGTGGAAGTGGCTCTTATCATTGCAATACAAAGCATGATTAATGCCACAAAACAATATGGAGGCATGGATTTTTTATTGCTGGACGAAGTGTTGGAAAGCAGCGATTCTTTGGGTATAGAAAATATAATAGCTTCTACGGAGTTTTTGAAACAATCAATATTGATTGTTACGCATGTACCAAAGCTTAATGACGAGATAAAGCAACTTAAAGTAATAAAAGAAAACGGAATATCAAGACTGGAGGTGTAACATGAAAGTATTTATGGGATTTGACCCCGGAACAAAGGGGTTTGTATCAATGATTGCGGAAGATGGAACCTTTGTCAAAGCAGAACCCATCTTTAAGGACATTAAGGTGGTGGACATGATAGAAACAGCAAACAGACTTCTTGCTTTTGTCGAAGGGTATGAAGTCCGGCACGTTGTAATAGAGGATGTGCACGCATTATACGGTTCTTCGGCAAAAGGAACGTTTACATTCGGTTATAATTCGTGCGTACCGGAATTTTTTTGTGCAATTGCCGGATTACCATACACAAAGATACCGCCTAAAAAGTGGCAGTCAGACATGCACAAGGGTATAAAGATGGTAACAAAAAATGATGGTACCAAGACGGTAAAGGACAACAAGAAAATGAGTATCGTGGCGGCACACCGTATTTTCCCGGATGTGAGCCTAAAACGGTCCAGCAGGAGCCTAAAGGACGATGATAACTTTGCCGATTCTTTATTGATGGCAGAATATGGACGTAGACATTTTAAATAACAATGGTATGGAAGAAGAATACATAAGCAAGATTTTTATAGCGCCATACGCAGCAGTAAAGGTTGCTTGCTTCAAGGCAAGAATGACGGAAGAAGATTATTATAATACATTGGGAGAATGCCGGGTGTATGGCGATAATAAGGAGAAAAATGAGGAATACAAAAGGGAATTGTGCCGGAAGATATTCAGACCCACGCCAGAAGAGGAGGACGAGGATATTAACAGATGGAAAGAAGACGGTGCAAAAGTTATGAGTTTTGAGGATTGTGTAACTTTAGTTTTGGAAGGATTGCCAATTAAAAACAAGGAGAAATGATTTACTGGAAATGTGAAAACAAAGAATGTACGGAGTTCGGGAAGGAAACCATAGAGACGAACCCGATGTTTAAATATATCGATAAGGGAACCGTACCTATTAACATACCTTATTGCAAGGCATGTGGTAAACAGATGGGATATAGAGAGGAATTGCCGGAAAGCGATGGAGATATAAACGTGGCTTTCGCCTCTTTCGGTTCTCAGTCCAACGAAAACAAAGCCTCTATCCTTAAGGCGCGATATAAGAAAGGTCTTGAAAAAGACGGTGTTAGCGAAATGATAAAGGCTAAAAGGGAGAAAGTAACCAAAGACTTTTTCGGTGGGTGATATGTTAATCTTATGTTAAAATGAGATACTCACTTGCGTATGTCATAACATAATCTTATCTTTGCAATGTGAGAAAGAGATAAAGGTCAAACGAATAAAGATAAGATTATGAAATCACTTGAAGAACTTAAGAACAGCATTTACGAGAAGATAAACGAAATTAGAGATTTCAATAATGATGATTCTAAAATGTTTAATGAAGATGGTAGTTACAACTACGATGAACTGGATGCTTTTCTTAAGAGACACAAGAAAAAGAACTATATGAAAGCCGCTTGCATGAGAATGATTAAAAATTATCTTGACAGATTGTATGACGGCTGGAAATTCTACGAGAAAGATTATTTGGTTTATGTAAATGACTTTAAAAGATTTGGATAATGAACGAATTAATAGAAAATATATGGACGCTTGTAGCTCTCACGGGCTACAAGTTCATAACGGTAAACTTTTTGGGAACCTATAAAGTTTTTATGGTGGAAAACTTTGCCACAAAGACAAGGGATAACCCATTTAATGAAGTGCGCGGAGCGGTGGATATAACAGAAGACGTTAAGCACCTTACTTTCCAATTGTCCGAAATGAACCCTATCGGAATAGACGCCCGGTTACAGGGAAGACCGAGAAAGGATTTTAAGTTCGGAAATGACGATTACATTTATTTTATTGCTAACAAGAAAAACGAATTTTGATATGGCAAGCGAAAGATTAACGATTAGTGAAAAAGATAGGATTGCAAAAAGCATAATCAAGCCTATTGTAGAACAATCAAGAAAAGAATTTGAAGATTTTGGAAGATTTGCCGACGAATTTTTCAAGAAAAATTTACCAAAAGATGTTATTGAATTTATGGATAAATACCCTAATGTAGTAAAAACCAAAGAATGTATTTATCTGGTAAGTTTTACACGCGAACGAATATACAATATAGTAAGTTATATTGAAGTCAATTATTTTGTATATTCGTTTATAACTGATGCAAAATTTGAAGAATTGAAAAATTCGACGGAAGCAAAACTTTTTGTCAATAGAATGATTGAGTTAGATAGGAAAGCATCTAATATCAAAAACCGGACAAAATGCGCACTTGAAAATATCAATACAACAAAAAAATTGAAAGATAATTTTCCAGAAGCGTATGTTATTCTCACGGAAACTTCTAAAGAAGATGTTAAGAGGAATGAATGTGACAATATAGAAAAATTACGTGCAGAACTTTCAAAATTATAATAATATGGTTAAGTCTAATTTAGACCCTAAAGTATTGGAGGGTAAAATAAAAGAATATAACAACGCCTATCGTAGAGGCGAACCGGAAATAACGGATGCGGAATTTGACGCGCTCGTAGAACAATTGTATGAGGTCAACCCAGATGCGGATTGGTTCAAGAAAGGGGTCAATGACGAGGTTTCGGGAAGAAAAGAAACCCTTCCTATCCCAATGTACAGCCTGGAAAAGGTAAAAACTTATGACGAGATTGTAAGGTGGGTAAAGTCATGTGGACTGAAAAATGAAGACCGACTGATTATCACTCCTAAATTTGATGGAATTTCCTTATGCGTGGACGAGTATAACAAGAAGGCGTGGACGCGCGGAAATGGCGAGGTAGGACAGAATTGTACTTCTCATTTTGAACAGATGATTAACCACGGATTTAAGGATGTGAAAAGAACGGAAGGGTATTATACTTTCGGAGAAGCTATTTTCCGAAATTCTACTTTTTTGACATTGAAGAAGCGTACAAATTACAAGTCAGCGAGAAATGCGGTAGCAGGTCTTGTCAATTCTCCTACTGTATCTCCGAATATGAGGGATGTGCAGTATGTAAGGTATGGATATTCTAACGAGGACTGGGACAAGGTAAGCATGATTGCCTTTATGAATGACAATTCATCTGTAAAAGTTCGTTATGTAGAAACATTCGTAGAATCAATCATTCATAGCGAAAAGATGTTCAATGAGTACATGGACAACATTTTTAAAGCTATAACGAATAATTACAAGTGCGACGGTCTTGTTATAGATGTAGACAGCGCGGAAATAAGAAAAGAGCTTGGAAGACTGCCTAACGGCAATCCGCGTTATGCAATTGCCTACAAGAACCCGGATTGGTCGGAAAGAGAGGAAACAGAGATAGAAAATGTAAGATGGCAGATTTCAAAGGACGGCAGATTATCCCCGGTAATCGACATTACACCCGTTGAATTGTGCGGAGCTACGGTTTCCAAATGTACAGCATATAATGCCCGTTATGTAAAGGATAATTTTATTATGCCAGGTTCACGTGTCATTATTTGCCGTTCTGGTGATGTGATACCGAAACATATATTTACCGTGTCTTGGCCTACTTTAAAAAGTTGTTTGCCCGACAAGTGTCCCATTTGTGGGAAACCTTTGGAGATGGACAGAAACAATGTGGACTTGATTTGTTTCAACAAAAATTGTGACGGTGTAATGCTTGCCAAATGTGTATATTTTTTCAATACTTTGGGTTTTGAAGAGTTCGGAGAACCGACAATAAAGAAGCTATTCAATGCCGGGTACAAGACACCGGACAGCATTCTCCTATTATCGGAAGAAGACCTTAAGAAGATTGAAGGCATAGGAAATGTAGGTGCAAAGGTACTGTCAAGACAGTTTGAAAACTTAAAAAAGAAAGGTACGAACTTTGCAAAATTATTGACAGCCTATAATAAATTTGGGGGTGTAATAGCCGAAAAGACATGCCAAAAAATTCTTGACGGATTAAAGTTATATACTTGTAAAGATGTAGCTGATTTTGCAAAAGAATGTGATGAAAGTTGGGCGGCTGACATTGAAGACAAAGTTGAAGGTGTCGGATTTAATACAGCTTTAGCATTTGTTTTAGGTATTGAAGATTGGTGGGTGAACGATGATGATTCTGCACATATCCCTATAACTTATTACGGACTGGAAGAAAAGACCTTTGAAGGACAAATGACGGTTGTATTTACCGGATTTCGTTCGCCCGATACGGAAAAGAAATTAACGGACATGGGGCATAAGATAGGTTCTTCTGTAAGCAAGAAAACAACATGTCTGGTGGTGAAGGAAAAAGGATTGGGAACCATCAAGGAAAAGAAAGCGGAGCAATACGGAATACCCGTTTTCACGTTTGAGGAATTTAAGGAAAAATTCAATGTTTGATTGAGTTTCTTTTGTTTGTTTGACATAGTGGGAGAGGCTGGTTTGAGAAAATAAGCCTTTTATTTTTGTAAATTTTTTAGTAATGAGATATTGGTATAGAGATAAGGACTACGTTTATATTGGCTTTAATTATAACGCCAATTTTGTAAATAAAATGAAACGTGATTTCGGAGCCAAATATAACCCGGCTTTGAAAGAGTGGTATTTTGAACCTTCTTTAGAAAAATCTCTATTGTTAAAATATTTCTTGGATGGAAACGGCTTCAAGAACGAAAAGCCGGAAAGACAGATAGAAATACCTCTAAAGGAAATCAAGCCCCTTGTAAACGAAAAGGAGTTGAAAGAAATGTTTGATTACCTGGGATTGCCGCTACATCTAAGAGATTATCAGATAGAGGGCGTGTCCTATATGGTTAATCATGGGAATTGCCTTAATGGTTGCGGACCAGGTGTAGGGAAAACGAGGCAGTCTATAGCACTGGCAGAATTGCTTAACCTATTCCCCTGCATTGTGGTTTGTCCGGCAACGGTAAAACAAAGCTGGGTCAACGAATGGAAGCTGTGCAACCCTAACAGAACGGTACATGTGATTGATTCAAAGGACGAGACCAACACGGACTGGAAAGCGGATGTTACGGTAATAAATTATGACTATCTTTTCAAACGTAGTGTAAAGGAAGAAGGTAAGAAAGAAGTAAAACTTCGTTACAGTCGTTCGCTTACCAAGAAATGGGGATTGGCGGTAATCGACGAAATACATCTATGTAAGAACCCGAAATCTATACGCTCTAAATGTGTGCAGAAAATCGTGGAGAATGCAGAAAAAACAATAGGATTAAGCGGTACGGCAATTATGAACAGACCCCAGGAGCTTATCAATATATTGCGGATTCTTGGAAGGTTCAAGGAGATATTCCCGGATTCGTTATATTATCTCTATAGATATTGCGCTGCAAAGAAAACGCGGTTCGGGCTTGTGTGTACCGGAGCTTCTTGTACTATGGAACTGAACAAAGTAATAAAGCATTACTGTTATTTCCGGAAAGAATTGCGCGACGTGGTGAACGAATTGCCGCCTATAATCAAACAGACGGTGAACGTGCCGATAACCAATAAAAAGGAGTATCGGAAGGCAGAAAAGGATTTTATCGAATGGCTGGCTAATATTGACATAGAGGCGGCAGAACGTGCCATACGTGCGGAGCAGCTTGTAAGGTTGTCCGGATTGAAAAAGCTGTCTATAAACGGAAAGATAAAGTTTATTATCCAGTTTTTGAAGGAGTGGAGCGAGGCGAACGAGGACGAGAAAATGATAGTGTTCGGTATCACGACCGACATACTGGAAAGGCTTGGAAAGGAGTTCAAGAACAGTGAGGTTGTGACCGGGAAATACAGCACGGAAGAAAAGATGCGAAAGGTTGAGACATGGAAGAAAGAAAAGACCTTCCTATTTGCCAACATTGCATCTTTGTCCACAGGTATAGACGGATTGCAGAAATATTGTTACAATATGGCGTTTATCGAATTGCCGCAACGCCCGGCAGAACTGGAGCAGGCAACCGGGCGTATAGACCGCATGGGGCAGACGCAGATAATGAACGTCTATTTTTTGTTGTCCAGTGACACAATAGATATGCAGATACGCGAATTGCTGGACGGAAAGATAAAGGTAACGGATGCGGTCAACAAGGGCATTGACGTACAGGTAAGCCGTGACGATTCAATGGATATTGCACTGATAAAGAAGTTGAAAGAATGGAAAGAAAAGAAATAACAATATTTACCGACGGCAGTTGTGAATGGAAGTCACGTCTTGGCGGTTGCGGTGTGTATATCCAGGAAGAAGGAAAGGAATACTTTATTTCCAAGGGCTACAGCGACACCACCATAAGCAGATGCGAATTAAGAGCGATATTGCATGCAGTGCAGAGCATGAAAAAGGAGGTACCTCTAAAGGTTACGATATGGAGCGACAGCCAGTATGCAGTTAGCTGTATGACGGACCCGGAATTAAGACCGACGGTAAACAAGGATATTATAGAAAAAATAAAACAAGAACTATGCGAGCGTAGACGGATGGTCGTACGGTTTATGAAAGTCCGAGGGCATGAAAAGGATGTGAGTAACCCTATAATATACGGAAATCATGTGGCCGACTTGCTGGCAGATTACAAGAATTTTGATAATTACGAACTTGATAAAATGATAGAATTATGAATGAAGATTTTGTTTGGACTAAAGAAGAGAAAGTTAACAAATTGTTTAAAGTTTTGAACGTATTAAAGAACAATTTGCAGTGTAAACGCATGGTTGTGGGTGGAAGTATGGCTATGTATATACATGGTTTCAATGTGGAACCACACGACCTTGATATAGAGATGGAAGGGATAAGCGACGATTCATTACGCGTTTTAAAGACAATGGCAGGGATAAACAAGGACATGAAAAGTGACATCCTTTCCGAATATCCGGAAACAAGTCCTCTATATCGTATAAAGATAGAGGATGTGGACGTAGACATATGGGTAATGAATAAGATAGACTACAACAGGACCGTTTTCTACAATAATATAGAATTCGGTGATGTTCTAAGCGTAGTTAAAAAGAAAATGGACATGAAGCGCGAAAAAGACTATAAATCATTGGTAGATTATATCAATCAGTTAACCTATTTTACAAGATGAAATGGAGTGACAGACAATTAGCCATTTTCGACGCATACGAAAATACACGGAAAAACATTGCCATAGAAGCAACGGCAGGCAGCAGCAAGACAACTTGCATAGTGGAGTGTTGCAGAAGGACACCACCTAATAAAAAGGTTCTGTTTATGGCATTCAACAAAAGCATTGCGGAAGAATTGAGGGAACGTTTGCCGTCCCATATAGACGTCAACACCTTTCACTCTAAAGGTTTGCGCGTGCTGCTTTCCAATTTCCGTATAAAACCGAAAATCAACGAGAATAAATGCTTTGTTATCGGGAAGAAAATTCTGGACACAAAGGATATGGACGTGAAGCAGCAGATTCGATACCTATTCGAGATTCAAATAATATGGAACTACATAAGGGTCAACCTTATTACGGATTACGAGAAGGAAATACCGGGTATCTGTATTGAAAAGAATATCGAATTCCAGGAACGTATGGTAGGGGACATGGAACAAATTAGAAATGCCTGGCACAAGGAAATGAAGAAGATAAATTCAGTAAAAGAAATTAACATTGATTTTACTGATATGCTTTATTTCCCTTACCAACTACTTGATAGTGAGGATTTCCCTAAATATGATATTGTTACCTTGGACGAACAACAAGATGCGAATACCTTACAAAAAGAGCTTGCTTTACGCTATATAAAGAAAAGCGGTCGATTTGTAGTTGTTGGTGATTCCAGGCAATGTATATACGGTTTCCAGGGGAGTTCTTTAGAGGTTTTCAAGTCCTTGCAATCTTATCCCAACACCATAGTATTACCGTTGGATATTACATACAGATGCGGCAAGAACATAGTCGAAGAAGCTCGAAAAGTTTTTAACAACGGGATTGTTGCTGCACCTAATGCGATAGACGGTATTGTAAGAAAAGGAGAGTTTGACGAAGCGGAAAACGGGGATTTTATTCTATGCCGGAACAACCTACCTTTGGCAACTGTCTTTCTCTATTTGTTAGAAATGGGAAAGAAAGCGACAATAAAAGGTAAGAATTACGGTGATGCACTTGTGGCGTTGGTGGATAAGATAAAACATATTGAAGACTTGGACACGATGTGCGAGAAGAAAATTTCGGAACTCAAAGAACGGGGTTTTACTGATATCCAGGCAAAAAATAACCCTTCTTATGTGGCGTTTCTGGAAAAGTGTACTATATTGAAAATACTTTACAAGAATTGGGGCGATATGAAGAAGTTAGAAGACAATATAAAGGAGATATATAAGGACGATACGGAAGGTATCGTATTATCCACTATCCACAAGTCTAAAGGACTGGAAGCAGACCGTGTTTTCTTGCTGAACAGGAGTTTGATTCCCAGCAAGTATGCGAACACAGAAGAAGCGCTGTATAATGAAAAATGTTTATTGTTTGTAGCCATAACAAGAGCAAGAAAGGAGCTTGTATATTGCAATGTTTAACGACGAACCAAAGAAGACCGTATATACGGAAATAGACCGTGAATTCAAGTGCATGAAACCGGGCACGGAATTTTGCCGGATTGAATTTATCTCAAAGATAAAGGATTTCCACCCCGGTTCCGTAAGAAGTGGAATAGACCACTTCCTATTAAAGAAAATGAGTAAAGGAGAAGTAAAAAGAATTGACAAAGGTAAATACTTGAAGTTATGAAAAAGCAAAAAATGTATATCCCCGTACTTGAACCGGGAAAGAGTGTATCACTTATATGCGCCAACAAGGTAACAGGACTGGAAGAATACCTGCCTACACAAGAAATGCTTAACATCCATATGGAACAGCAAAAAATCATGATACAGAAGGACAAGGATTACAAGGTACATCCTCTATATCTTTTCGTGGAGAAGGAAGAATTCGATGATTTGGTAAGAAGGATAAGAGGAAAGAACAAGAACGCGGAAACGGCTTGTATTCCGCTTGTATGCCAATATCCGGCTGTGCCTATATGTGTGCTTTGTCCCAAACAGAAAGAGGAGGCGAAAGAATGATATTCGAGTGCACGTTTACCTACATGGCACCCGACCCGAATTCGACAAGTGGAGCTTATAAGAAGTTTGTCGATGTCATAGCGGTACAGGCAGAAAATTATATGGATGCCGAAACAATGGCAACCAGATATGGGATGTTTAATATAGATGCGGATTTTGCCATATCTCCTATTAAGGAGGTTGTTATAGATTCGGTGCAGCGCAACGATAAGCACGGGGGACGATGGTACAAGTGCACGGGCGTATATAGCGAGGCTACCATATCCGGAAAGCTGAAACAATACAAGCTGGTTATATTGCAACAGCATGAGGACTTTATAAAAGCCTCTACTAAAGCGCTGGAATACATGCAAGACCTTGTAGGCGAATGCAGACTGATGAAGGTAGAGGAAACCCCTATAATCGAATATGTGGAAAAGGACTGATATGTTAATTATATGTTAAAACGACATAAGCAGTTGCGTATGTCATAACATAATCTTATCTTTGTGGTGTGATAAGGAAAACGATAAGTCAAACAAATAAAAAGATAAGATTATGAATTCAGTATTTAAAGCCAAGAAACAAATGTTAGAAAACACTCTTTCAAAGGTTGCAAAAGTTAGTGTTGAAATAACTTTTGCCCGTGTTAACATGATAACGATAGCTTGGGATGAAGAAAACAAAAGCGCATTTGAAAGATTGCAGAACTACTTCAAAGGAAAACTTTTTGGCTACGAATACGACGAGGAATGCGATATGTCTGTTTGTTGTTTGAATTTATAACAAGAAGGGCTTTTAAAAGCCATTCACAATTACAATACTATGATAAGAATAACCAACCCCAAAGGAGAAACCCAGGTGCATACGGAAGAAAGCTATGAAAAGCTTCTGTGGCAGTTTGCAGAATCTAAGATGATGGATATGTGGTGTCGGAAACACCATCTTATCCCTATTTATACGCACCAGGAAGAAACCATACTCAACAAAATGGTAGTAGAGGCATTTTTGGAAGCGTTTAATTATAAAATTGACAAGAATTATGAAAACTAAAAAGTTCGGAGTAGGCGACAAGGTGAAGATACTCCATTGCTCTAACATGATGCTAATAGGACAGATTACGGAAGTAGCAAGTATATGCGGAACGGAGAGTAACCGCTATTATCACTTGAAGATAGACGGTGAACAACGCGCGTTCATACCTCAAAATTTGGAACTTGTAGAAAAATGTAAGGAGGGTAAATAATGACCTACACAGAAGAAAGAACCTATTGGTTGGAGTGCATGATAAAGGCAAGCAGATACGGACTTGAACCGGAAGTAGCTGTTACAGCACTTGAATACCTAAAGGAAGACCCGAAGCTAAGCATAAGCCAATGCCTGGAAATGGCGCTAAAGGACTGGGATATATGATACAGAAGATAATCGCTTACCTCTATCAAAAGAAGGTTACGAAAATTTATAACGACAATAACGACGGCTTCATATGCAACTTCGTCCTGGAATACAAGGACAAAAAAGATTTTGTACATAAGATGGCATGCTATGCGGTCAATTTTGAACCCGTTGTTATCGGAAAGGAAAACCGTTATTTGGTGGAAGTGGATGTGCATGCAGTGCAGAATGTCAAGTACAACAATGACAGGGTATGGATGCCGCAATGCAAAGTTATGAAAATGGATTTATTGCTACAGCCGTGGGAACTTACATTAGCAGAAAACGAAATAGAAATGTATTATGCAGGACAAAGAAAAATTTGCAGAACCGGATATGACAGCAAAACCGGAAGAAATGCTGTGGTTTGAATCAACAATCAGTGAAAATGTGGAACCGGAGGTTTCATTCATTGAACAAGAAAAAGAAGAAGTTTTGGTTTCGTGTACATGGTATTAAAATAGTGAAATAACTATTGTTTATTTTCCTATTAAAACCTACCTTTGTGGGTAAAACTTCTATATATGGCAAAAAAGATAGAATATACTAAAGAGGACATCTTAAAGGATGCACCCGATTTCGTGCTTATCGCTTCACCCTACATGCAAGACAAGTATGTGGCTTATGAGATAGTAAGAAGAGAGCTTGACGAGCACCCCGACCGTTTCATGCAGTACGAGGGGAACGAAGGATATACTTATGTCATAGACCTTAAGCTTGTGAACATAAAAGGTATCATGGCGAAACGTGGAGCGTCCCAGGAAGCAATAAATGACGCTACAGAAATTCGTACAAACGTAATGTTGCCCCTTCTTTCCAAGTTCCACAAAGTAAAGAACGAGTATTTCCATGCTTTCGATTTACACAATGACAAGGCAAAGGCACTTGCCAAACTCACCCCTATGCTTTTGGACTTATTCGGCTCCATGCACAACCCCAAGGATATTATTAAAATTATCCGGAAAAAGGAAGGTTATTCGCTGGGAGAAGAAGATTTGGTAAAATTCTTCAACAACCATAAATCCTTGATAGAGGCAAGGCAAAGCAAGTACGTGATGCGTTCTGACCGCTATAAGGTGGCAACGGAAGCCGGAAGACTGGAAATCATAAATGACTGTATGACAGACTTGCAGCTCAAATATGAAGAGTTCTGGAGTAAAGGAAACGTGGGAAGTGCACTCAATATCCTAAAGGAAATACGCGCTTTGTTGGAAGCCGCACGGAAGGAAGTAAAAGGTAATGAAATTAAACTTACAGTTGACGGGAAAATAGACATAAACGCAACCCTGCATGGTGAAGAGAACATAAGCCGCGTAATGCGAGACATCCCCGTAAACAGTCTAATAGTGGGTATGGTAGCCGCAAAATCGGGAATAAGACCCGAAATACTGATGCACCAGCTTTGCACCTCCTATTACAAGGACTTCAACGGATTTGCAAGCAACCCGGTATTGGGTTCCGAAAAGGTGATGCTTCCTGGAGCACTCATAAAAACGTATGACTGGGGAGAAATAGAGAAAGAAAACAAAAAATTCGTGGAAGAAATGATACCCGAAGTAGTTGAGGCCGAAATAATTGAAGAACCGTCCAAATCAAGGACGAGGGAACGGCTCCTTAACCGTCTAAGACAGATGAAGGGTGTTGAAATCGGAAAGAAACAATGACATTTTGTTTTGACTTTTAGTTAATTTATGATTTTCAAAATTCACACGGTGCATGGTCTGCGACAGATAGTGCACCTATTTATAAACAATTAAAAATCAAATAGTTATGGTAAAGATATATGTTGAGGAAGTAATGAAATGCGTAATGGAAAGACTTACAAAAGAATACGGTCTTACCGAACAGCAGGCATTGAAAGAAATTGACATGTGCATGGAAAGAATGTACGTGAAATGGATGCAGAACGAACCGATACCGGAAGAAAACAACGATTAATTAATCCTATAATAATAAATAGTATGATAGTAGCAATCGCAACAATGAGAATGGACGAGGACACAACGGTACAGGTACATGTGCCTATGGATGTGGAAATAATGCAGGTTCCTCCTACAGACAAGGAAGTAGAGAAAATAAAATCAGTCCTGGAAGAGGAAACCGGGTATAAATTCGTATCTTTGGATTCGATAACATGGGATGTGGACTACGAGATTTAAAATCAAACGAAAAACTTTATGTTCATTTTTTGAGTATTAGTAGTTAATATCTAATTGACAGCCAGCAGTTTGTGATAAATAGCTGGCTTTTATTATATCCTTTTATATGTTAATTATATGTTAAAAGCACATAAGCACTTGCTTATGTCTAAATAAGGTCTTATATTTGCGTTGTGATAAGAAACAAGATGTCAAACAAATAAAAACAAAAGATTATGGCAAGTCCCAAAGTAAAACTGGAAGGAAAGAAAATCGCAGAAAAGGTGATGGAGTTTATGGACGAATATTCATTTGACCCTATCTATAATGAAATAGAGAAGAACGGGGATGACACCTATATCAGCGAGATACTGCGCTGCTTCCCTACAAGAAGAATAATAAACGATTTGGACGAACGCGGAGAACTCCATGAAGCATACAAGGAATATGTGAACATAAACGGAAATTCCATCATAAAGGACATGGCAAAGGAAATGACAAACAGAGAAAAGCTCGAACTCGTATCGGAACTTTTCAAGATACCTTACCTGGCAAGCCCGGAAGAATACGGGGAAGCGATAGCGAAGGCAGCAAGGGAACAGTATTACAGATAATCAATAGCCTCTAAAAACCAGAACAAAATGAAGACCTATACAGTATATTTCAGTGAACCCGTAACAATAAAGTACAAGGGTGACAGATTCAACAAGGAATTGAAAAAGTGGGAATATGACGTGGACTGCGAAAAGACAAGCCCTATGTTCACCTTCCATTCCCTGGCACCTGCAAAGAAACTTATCAAGGAGAATATGGACAAGTACATAGATTCTGTCATAACGAAGACCTGGGCAAACGGTGACTGGGAGAACCTGGGTCCGATAAAGCTGTCCGGAAACAACAAGACTTTTGTTGCCAATACCAGACAGAAGGTTGCGAATTATTAAGTATACGGAAAGAAGGGGTGAAAATCAAAGTAACCCTATCTTTTTGATTTCCAATACAGATATTTTACAAAACTTAAAAATAAAAAGATTATGGATAGAGAAGAATTCCAGAAAAAGTACGATAACAGTATTCTGGTGTGCTGTACAGAAAACAGTATCAAGAAAGTATTCAATATTTGCGATTTAATGGACTTAACAGTCTCTAAATCAAAACAGATTACTGCTATATTGATAGGAGAACAAACAGCAAAAAGTCCATTGTTCCACGTGGAACAATTCCTCAGTGATTTCTACAAGGGGATAGAAGAAGGAGAAAGGAAAGAGACAAAGATGTTTGAACAGAGAATGAACAATGCCATATACAAGCTAAAGCATAAGTACGGAGACACGTATATAATCAAGGGAACCGATATGGTCACATTGATGTGCATAACGGAACTCGGCATGAATGCAGTCTATAAAGAGGGGGAAGATGTGATACTCATAGAAGAAAAGGGCAGCATACCATGTGTAAGACATTCTGCAAGACAGTTTATTACTGACGTGATGTCCGGCATGATTGACGTACTGGACCCATTCATAAACAAGGAGACAACGATTGAAATAAAGGAAGAAGAAGACACGGAAAACATGATTAGTGAAACAATCTTCCATCTCACCCATACCCTAACAAAGCTCCTGCATAAGGTATACGACATGGAAAGAATGGTCTATTCAATTGGATTCGGAAACAAGGAAAGGGTAATGATAGACAAGGACGATTTCTATGTGTTCCGGAAAGCGGTGCGCCTCCTATATATATGCAACAAGTGGGTAACGAAGGACAACGAGAAGCAATCCAAGGAACCGGATTTCAAGAAAGGAAACAAAATAATGTACACCATCAAGGACAGCAACGGCAACACATACCCGGTAAGAAGACTGTCGGAAAGGGTGTATGAATCAAAGGAACACAAGACCCTATTCATAACGGATGAAGAAGGGGTAGTGACCGGGATATACAAGGAGAAATAAAAAAGAGAAATACCCTCCACGATACCCTACAGACCATATTTTTATTATTAACCCGTTATACATTTGTTACAATGGTAATAGGGATATCAAAGAGGAAAAGCAGTGATATGAATAACCGGGAAGGGAAAGACCCTATGGCATAAAGGAAGGAAGTATGCCGGACCCCGATAACAATAGTATAAACCGTCAACCTATAATTGTTAATTTGCGAAAAAGGGAAAGGACATATGACGGACAATATGACGCAGGGAACAGTCCTGGAACGGTTATTGTATCATTGTACAACGTGGAACAATTATAAAAACAACATATTAAAAGACAAAAGATTATGGAAAAAGATTTGAGAAACAATGTAAAGTTCATCCTATTTTGTACAGAGTGTTTGCAGGCAGGCGTGGTAATGACACCCAAAGAATATGAAGTAGCGTTCATGGCGGCAGAAAAGTTCGAGGGATTTGATGACAAGAGCTTCGAGAACATGAAGCCCGAACAATTCGCGCCCCGTATGAATGCAATGTTGCAGGCTATGTCAAAGAGAAAACAAATCATTGAAGGACTGACATTTAACCTGCTTACAAAGAAAAGCCTGGGTGAACTGATAGAAAGCAACCTTGTGGAAGAGGTAATGAAGGCAAAGCACATAGCCGCGGCAATGGCAGATGAACTGTTGGAACCGGACGAAAAACTGGAAAAGGTTGTGACTGACGGAAGACGTGTAATCGAACACTTCATAGACCAATGGAAGAAAGCCCCTATTGAAGAGGAAAAGAAAGAATACGAGCCAGAAAGCGATGCGGAAATTGTAGAATAAATCTTTCTATATACTTATTATTTTCACAAAAGCCCCGAAATGGGGCTTTATTATCAAGCAGTTATGGACAAGTCGAAATTAACAAAGGCAAATAAGCTATACAATAAAATCGAAAATCTGAAAAAGGAAATAGAGCATATTTCCAGGTTTGAGATGGAGGGAGAGATACAGATAACGAACCATTACGATTCCTATTTCCATATCAACGAGGATATGGCGAAAACCTATTTTCCGCTTATAAAAGAAAGAATGGAAAAGGAGCTGGAAGAGTACGAGCGATTATTTTCTGAACTTTAGCTCGTTTTTGAGATAAAAACACTATCTTTGTTGACGTGATAGATAACTGGTAAGGTTGTATCGCAGTTGTATTTAAAGGTTAACAAAGGCGGTAGGGGTTGCAAGTCTGTTATGGCTGGGGGTGAAAGCCTGGTTCAGATAGCTGCAACCCCTATTTTTATTCAAATTTTGTATCATTATGGAAAGAAAAGAGATTATTGGAAGACTGGGAAGGTATTTCACGCTTCCCGAACTTGTATGCCCCCACGTGTATAACAAGTATTCAGAATCGCAGATATGGAGCTTTTTCACGACCGAAGCACTGGAAACGCTCCTTGTATTGAGAGAAGAAATCCTATGCAAACCCTTCATTATCAACAACTGGAAGAACGGAGGCAGCTATTCCCAGCGCGGTTTACGATGTAATGTCTGCATATTATGCAAGGAAAAGACGATGCTTGAAAAGCCGTATATGAGCGGTCACGTTTTTGGTCGCGCATTCGACGTTACTGTGTCCGGTATGGAAGCGGAAGCGGCACGGAAAATCATTGTGGACGATTCCGACAAGCTTCCTTATCCTATCAGACTGGAAGACGGTGTTAGCTGGCTGCATGTAGACACTATGGACTTGTGCAACGGCAAGAAAGTGACGCTATTCACAGCGTAAATATATTTTACTATATCCAAAAGGTATTCCTCCTTATAGGGCAATCGATACTACAGTATACTGTAGCCGCGATTTTGCAAATTTCGTATTTTTATCATTTGTAAATTTAAATTGAAAAAATTATGTATCCTACTAAAGTAAGTATAGCAAATAACAAGGGTTTTGAGAGCATAACAGCGATTTCACGCGCTTTCGAGGTCGGCACACCAGCCGAAGATGTGGTACTGTCAAAGTACACCTTGGTTCCCGATGATAAAAGGGCGTTTCTTATTATTCCGTTGACGAGTGGTACTGTCAAAGTACACCTTATCGGTGAGACTGGTCCAGATACATACACCATTTCCGAGACCGAGGTTTCCGCTTATATGGGTTCTCCTATGCCTTATCTTATTGATAAAGTATTTGTTGACGGTACTACTGCACAATTCAATATAGGGTTATGATTGGGGTCGGTACAAGTCTTTTGTTTGGTAGGAAGGCTGGCAAGGCTGGTCCTCCTATTCCACCCTTCAATAAGGCTATGGTGGACGCATGGTTTATGTCCGGTTTGTCCAATATTGACAAGCCTTCTTCTATTAAAGGAGTGATGGGTAATGAGATGGTTCTCAATAACTTCGCGTATTCACTTTCTTCTGGGTTCGGTAAGTATGAGATAGATTTCAATTCCTTAACAAAGAATGTAAATGCAGCCAATTTCACAAACTCCGATTCTGTTATTCATCTGACGGAAATATTGGTGGCAAACGGAAAGTTTTTACAGACATCTGTAGACGCAACAATATCTTCATACCAAGTAAAGGTGGAAGGCATAACGGATGATATAAAGTTAAGATATGTATCTTATGCCGAAGACGGTACCGGAACATACACCTATCTTAAGAATGGTATCAATAACCTGCCAATATCCTACAAGAAATATACCGGGTTTGCTGCATCTGTAGTTGGTACTTGCAATATCACCATTACCCAACTCCCCACAGCCTATGAGGGTGCACTGGTATTCGATGGTGTGGATGATTACGGTATATGTACCGGACTCCCTATTATGGATGATTTTACACTTATATGTAAAAGGGAAATTTTAAATACATCTCCAGGGTATGTGGCTAACAAAGGACTGGGTAATGCAGGTGCGTTCCATTTCGAAAGTTCTATTCTAACCAGTGATTCTAATAGTACTACTGGAGTATGGAGTTATGGAACTGGTAACCGTGTAAAACTTGAGGAAAGTGAAGTATCGTGGATGACTAAGAATAGTTATAATGGTATAGAACTTAAAACTGGAAATTTAAGTGATGTGAACCAATTATATTTATGTAGGTTTTCTTCTTCATATACCAAAGCTGCTATCTACTACTTTGCCCTCTATGACAAATCGCTGACACCCGAAGAAATAGAGACCGAAAAAGAAAAGCTCAATGAAGAATGGTTGAAACGTAAAACTGAATAATATGAAGTGGTTAGCTATACCCATAGAAGAACTGAAACAGTTCGACAAGGACTGGAAGATAAGACGAATGAGTAACGACGGTACGAAGGCGCTGCTGCATGAAGAGACGTACAACATGCTTGTACCTCCTATCATGATGCTTTCGGAAGGAGAGGAACTTGTAGAAGAGGGAATCACTTATCCCTATCCTTTGGTGGATGAAGAAGAAATTAACAATTCTGGTAATTGGGTCAGTGACGAGGTGATTTGATTGTTTTCGGGATGCCGGGAATTCGGGTGTTTTGCCTGGTTCCCGGTTTTTCATTTTCTTTATTTTATTTGTACACCGAAAAACAATGCAATTTTTAGAGTTAGGGTTAACTGTCTAATAATCATATACCATTTTCTCCTATTTTTGAAAAATATAATGTCACTGAAAGAAAGGTTATGTTAATCTTATGTTAAAAGGACATAAGCACTTGCGTATGTCGTGATAACTACCTATCTTTGCAATGTGATAAGGAAACAAGGTCAAACAAATTAAAAGAAATAAGGTTATGAAAGCAGAATTTTACAAGGTGAGAGGTACGGAAATGGAAGAGATGATGAAGAGAGGTAATAACAACGAAATCTCCTCTATGGTTTCACAAAAACGCCAGGCGCTTGCCGAGGCATTTGAAAATGTGAAGTTCTATAAGTCTATCGGGAATATGGAGTTTGCAGCCAATGAACAGAACCGCGCTAACCTCCTTCAAAGACAACTCGAAATGTTGAACAAATAAAAAGATAAGAGTTATGAAGATAATGAACGTTATCAAGGAAGTAAGTTACAAAGGTCACACAATAACAATGTTTGAAGATGGCTTTCACCAAGAATTTGCCATCATAGATGGTGATGAATCAAAACTGTATGATAGCATTGCGGATGCAAAGAGAGTTGTCAGAGGCGAGCAGCCTCATTACGAAATCAATTAACCCGGTAGCCTTCGGGCTACCAATAGAACAAATAATATGGATATAAAAGAAATATGCTTGCTGATAGCACAGCTAAAGAAGGAGAATGAAACCAATTCCCCGGAAGAAAAGGAATTCAACCTTAAATGGATTGAAGCCCTAAAAGAAAGTATAGATAAATCTGTAAACAAGAATAAGGAGGATTAAGTTATGAAAGCAATTGTAGAAAACCCGTTGAATGTTAATTGTTCACCAATAGCAATTTCTCTTTATGTCAATATACTTAACAGAATAACCTGGTGTAAAAACGAAAATGAACTTAGAGATACTATGAAGTTCTCTTCAATCGAATACCCGGTTACATTCAATTCTATTTTTGATTACGGCTTCGGTTCCAACCATATGTGGGTCAGTGAGAAGGAAAGAGGTAAACGTCTTATTCTTGTCGAATTTTAAAAATTTTACATTATGAAAAAGCAGCTTATAAATTTCTTTCACGGTCGTTTCGGTAATAAAGTATTGAAAGCCAAATATCGTGAATGGTGGGTGCGTTTCTGGTACGGAGTAGGTGCACTCACTTGTACCCTTCTTTTCTTCGGAATGATACAGTTCTTGTCCTGGCTTTCTGATTTGATTAACTATGTTTTCTAATAAAAATATTTTACAATTATGAAAAAGATTTTATGCGACAAAGACGGGAAATTCTTATCTATCCATGATGGGAATTGTACTCTTGTAGAACTCAAAGACGGTGATTATCTGACACATGAAGACGGTACGATAATGATATATAAAGAATATGAATGTAAAGAATGTACTTCTAAAGTACCTTATCATGTTTATTTACGCAATAATAAATTACATTTTCCTCAAACTGGAATGTCATTTTCTTACTATGATTTTATCCCATCTTACAGATTCTCTACGGCAGAAGAAAAGAAGTGTATGAACAATGTTCTTTTCAAAAATGGGATGTATTATGACGAAAAAGAGAAATGCTTTAAAAAGCTTCGTTGGCGTGCCAAAACAGGTGATTCCTATTACTATATCGACTGGGACCACTTTACAATATACACGACTATGGAAGCAGGAAACGAATCGGACAATATGCGGTACAAAAACCTTAACTATTTCCAGACCGAGAAAGAAGCCGAAAAGAAACTGGACTCAATTAAAAACATCTTCAATGATTAAGAAAGAATGTTACATCTGGGTCGGACAGATTGCCGAATACCGGGGAATGACATTGCGGAAGGTCCGTCCGGGGAAATATGTTGTCATTTCTCCTTGTTCCCTTGTTTCAAGACCCGTATATATTGACAAGAACGAAAATTTGACCGTTCTTTAGTATTAATTATTTGTTTTATTTTTATATATTTGCAGCTATGGTAACAGCGATATTTGTGTGTTTGATTGTTCTTACAGTAGTCCTTATTACTCTTCTTTTGTGGTGCATAGGGACGGTTACGGGAATTCAGAAAAGAATGAACGCTCTTCTTTATACGGTCTCCTATATAGACCTTATCCAGAGAAGGCGGTTCATCCGGTATCTGGACCAGCTTTCCCGGAAGATGAGTTGTAACGAGGACGAGATGGAGGACAATCAGAAACAGTTCCTATTCCATTTAAGCCAGGAATTGACGAGCGAGATAAAAAGGATGGAAGACGATTATAAAGACTTGATATAATGAGTAAGAAAAACGAATTTACATACGACGGGGGAAGCATGTACATAGATTGGCTTTGTTATTCTAACAAGCTTGTTTTGCTTCGTGATAATAACGGTATAAACGTCGAGGACAGAACATCCGTGGCCCGGGCCTTAAAGTGCAAATCTGGCGATATCCTTTGTCTTATCCTGGGTCAGAACATCAGCTATTTCGGATATAGTAAGCTTATCGAAGACATGGGAGGACGGACGACAGAAAGTATAGTACAGTCCAAGAACCCGGTTTTTTCTTCCATCTACTGGACTGGTGATAAGAAAGCGGCTATCGAATCTCACACCATTTTCATTCCCTGGAAGGAGCTTAAGGAGCTTATCAAGGAATGGGACTATCCGACATACTTTCAGCCGGAAATCGTTTAGAACCTTCTTTCTCTAATTTAAATATTTGTTTGACTGACACCCGGTTACGCTCTTCGCGAAAGAATGTTTCCGGGTGTTTTATTTGGGATTATATGTTAATCTTATGTTAAAATGACATACGCACTTGCTTATGTCTAAATAAGGTTTTATATTTGCAATGTCTTCTTAAAGGAGACAGCTAATTAGGTCAAACAAATAAAAAGATAAGGTTATGGAAAATGAAATTAAAGTTATCAGAGGTTTTGCGGTTAGCATGGGAAATGATTATGTAGAGTTTTTCAAGAACATCGAAGATGCAAAGAATAATTACGAAATGATGAAAGAACGTTTTGTCGGTGTCCGTCTCTATTATGCCAAGAAATCCTATAACACTAAAGGTTATCCAAACGTAAATATTTCTTTGGTAGAAGTTTACCGTAACAATTATGGTCTTCCTTATTAATTGATAATTGTCAAACAAATAAAATTTTGAAAATCATGACAAATATAGACTTTTTAAAGAACCCCGATTCATACGAAGTATATGTAACAGTCAAGTTCGGAATATGGAAAGTGGCCGAAATAAAACGCTTTCCGTCCCCTATAGACATTCTTTACGGCAATATCATAGAATATACCGAAAACAAGAATTTGTGCTCTGAAAAGGATATAAAAGAGATTGAAGAATTTACTATTAACAACGTCATAAACACTATTTTAAAATGAGAACAATAAGCAAAGGAAACTACCGGGTCGTATATGACCCGGCAAAGGAAGAAAGCATGAGTATGATTGCCGTTTACAAGAAGAACCTGGACGGCACGTTATCCCTAATCAGTAAGGAGATGGGAGAAGAAAAGGACAACGAGGTTCTAATAGAACAAGCAATGAAAATCATTAATGAACTTAAATAAAGGGAGGATTAAATTATGAATGCAAGTATCGTATTTTTAACTATCATTATTTTTATCGTTCATCTTATGTTGAGTGCCGAAGTAGGCTCTACGGCAGAAAGGATGAACAGGAGTTTCGGTGTATGGATGCTTCTGGCACTTATCATTTCCCCGTTTATCACAGCCATCTTTGTTCACTGCCTGGGACCTATTCCAGTTCTTGAAAAGAAGGAGAAAGAAGACGATGAAGCCGAGAAGTAACAGGTATATCTATTATTATGACAAACGGTCGAAGAACAAGCCGTACCGGGTTATAATAGAGGTTGAAAAGAAGAAGTACAATATCGGTTATTTCCGAACCGTGGAAGAAGCAAGAACAGCCCGTGACGAGTTTATTAAAAATCATTTTTCCGTCTCCATAAGCTGGCAACGGTTACAGGAAATGAATGTGATTGTGGATAAGATTGCCGAACTTTCGGAAATTCTTCTCTCCTATAGGGATATTTCCACAAATGAGGTTATTCGGAAAATCGGGAATATCAAGCAGAACGCGATTTCCATAAAGAAAGTTATTGCATAAATATTCACTCAATTTGTATAATTATTCATTTTGTTTTGTAGTATGAGAACTTGGGGTTTAGCGAAACCCGACAGACTGGGACGTTGTGAAACGTCCCTTTCTTTTTCTAAATATTGACAACCGAGTTAATAATACTTGAAGAATGACAAAAAACCATAATCTACCAGTCCTTTTTCTACTGCATTCGCTTCTTGTTCAAACACGATTGCATGGTAACAATCATGGTTTATAGCCTGGATTCTCTTAATCCATTTCTTTATACCGCCACTGAAACCAGGGTGATACTTGATTAAGGCTCCTATTACACGTACAAGCCATTCCAGGGCGTAATACAGATAGAACGTCAACGGGATAAGGAGAAGTAGCCAGGGGCACGAGAAAACGCCTGCAAGACCGCTAAAAAGCACGGTGCCCGGTATCATTAATGATTTCCATTGATAGGAATGCGTTTCTTCATGTTTTAGGAATTCTTCGTCATAATACTCTTTCATTTTCTTGCATAACAGCCAGCAAAAAATTAGGATTGCGGAAAAATTCGGGATGATAATTTTCGCAATTTTCGATTCATAAATTACCTTCATGATTTTACAATTTTTAAGATTAAACATGTGTAAAGGTAGGCTTTTTCGAGGAAGTTTCTGTCAATATTTATTACTATTTATAACTATCTGGAAATCAACACTTTGACATTTTACCATAAGGGTATTATCTAACCCCTAAAGGGGTACGTAGTTCCCTTTCTTCTTTTACCCTTACGGGTATATTAATAGGAGGAAGAACTGCAATATAGCAATAGGGGGTTTGGGGGAGGAAGGGGAAAGAGTGAAAAATGGGGAAGGGGGATAAAGTGAGATATGGAAAGTGTTAACGGAAGTAAAAACAGAAAGGGGAGACGAAGCGAAAGAAAGAAGACGAAAACAAGAAGGGATTTTGGGAAAAGGCGCGCCCGGCAAAAATTTTTCGAGAAAATTTTGTGGATTGAAAATTTATCCCTATGTTTGCAGTGCTAAAACATGGCGGTTAAGGTCTGATGAAGATTTGGGAGCCGCGAAAGAAAAAGGGGTTTCGTTTTTAGTTCTCACTAAATCAAGCTTCTTATCAAAATTTCCCCTTTTTCTTTGTTTTTGTTTTAGTGAAAAAGAAGTTGAAGAAGTGAGCGTCCTTTAGCAAGACGTAAAACAAAAAAGAAGTGGTAAGTGAGAATTAAAAACGAAGGTTATGAAAAAAGATACAGAAAAATCGGCATCATGCCAGGACATTTCAAAAAAGATTAAATCTCCTATTAAGGATTTTAAGAATATACAGACTATCCAGGATTATGAGTATTGCTGCGTATTGTGCGCTATTAGATTGATAAACAACAAGTATTGCAAGAGAAATCAGAAGAAGTATCAGTATAAGACGTTTTGGAAAAGAAGTTTTACTACACAAGAACTGTCATTGAAGATTGCGGAAGAAGTGGGTATTTCCTACAGAAAAGCGAAGGATTATATCAAGTTTTTAAGACTGAATGACTATATTAAATTTCCCGAAAAGGATGTATGCACAATCATAAACAAGGATTTCAAGGATGTAACGGAAGAGATGTATTTACCCGATTATTTGCGTTATGTGATTAAGGAGAAAGGGGTAAAATGGTCTCCTATTTTTACAAGGATATTGAATTACATTTCAAAGAAGATAAGATATTACAAGTATTGTAAAGAGATTGCAGAGTACAATTTGGACGTATGGAATGAAGAGGAATTAAAGAAAGAACAGATTTTGAAGATAGTCGAATGGCTGTACAATAACGAGGACTGGAAGGAATCGGATTATGACAAGGTTTATGAAAAGGCTGTAAAGATGGCGCATAAGCACGCATTAGAGGCAATAAAATGGAACAATTGCGAAGTATCGTTCTATGAAAGCCCTAAACGTATTGCAAGCCGTATGAAATGCAGTGTAGACACAGTGAGAAAGTTTATAAAGGCATTGAAAGAGATTTTTGGAGAAAGAGTATACATGAAGCCGGAAAAGGCGACTAAATCAATGAGATACAACCCTAATTTGAATAACTATACAATAGCATTGCCGGACAGGGAAGAATGGAAGAATATATTTGCAAGAAGATTCGAGAAGATTAAGGAAGGTGTTTCAAGGGTAAAGGATTCTGTTTATTATCTCAAAAGAGTTTGGTTCAGAAAAGAAAAGGGTTATTTGTGGGAAGACAAGGAGTTCAATAGAATAGCAAAAAGAAGTGCTACTGTAACGTGTGGAGAAAAGGAATTGCCGTGCAAAAAGAGGTTGAGTTTTTATTACACCCTAAAAAAGAACTTGGAATACTGGGAGGACAATTTTGAGAAGGAAAAGGAGGAAGAGAAATATCTGGAATATATCCACAGGTCAGAAATACAGAGAGAAATAGAGGAAAATAATAGGATTGACCTTGTTGCAAAAAATCGCTGTACGGTATATGACTACAATTATTTCGACCCTAATACAAGTAGAACATATTATGAAGAATCGGAAGAAGAAAGAAATAAGCTTGGAAAGGAGATAGGAGAAATCGCTAGGAAAGCAAGGGAAGCGAGAAAAAATAAGTTTACTGTAGCAAAATACATTCAAGAATATGGAGACTTTGAGTTACCATCTCTATGATGATTATGAAAGCGAAGATGTAGAACTGTACGCGGAACAGATGATACGGGAACGCATAGCGCGTGACGAGAAGCGACGCGAACAGATAGAAAAGGCTTTGGCGAAAGCCGAAAGGACCAGGAAACGGGTAGAAAACAGAAGACGGAAGTATATAAAGACAAACCCTATCCGCGCGAAGTACAAATACCCGGTATTGGATAAATATTCAAGTTAAAAGCTTGGTTATTTGACTGATAATGCCTATTTTTACCGTTGTAATTGCAATTTCGTTATAACTTTAAAAGGCATTATTCATGAATATTAATAAAAAAGAAGAGAAAGTGTTCGGACGTGCACAATTTGAACAGTTTCTCATTGACAAAGACTATGAGGCATTCACCGCAAAGCAGGTAGCGGCTTTTGCCACTGATGTTTTGAACAAATCGGAAAACAACGAAATGGACGAGTTCGAGAAAGCATGTGCAGCCGCAGACTGGAAATCACTCGAAACAGTTAAGGTGCTGAATGACCTCTACGAGGAAGAACCTATGTTCATAAGACCTTCACAGGTGGAAGTGATACCGGGAAAGGAAGGTATTTTTAAATCAATGTCCGAAAACCGGGACATGCTTCGATACAAAGAAACACCTCTGAACATTTTCAAGGGCATAGCCGGAATGTGCGTATCTGATGATATAGAGAAGGCACGGAAGGGCGAACCTATCGGAACCGTCAAAAGCTGGGGAGGGAAAGAATGCGTGAAGACCGCGAACGGCTGGGTACGTCGCCAGGGAATCAAGACAAAGGAGACCGCGAAGGAGGAGAAGCCGAAAGAAAAGAAAGGCGGTTTTCCTACAGTTGAAAAACTTGTGGCTGCGGCCGCAAAGTCGGGGCACAACCCTAAAGAGGCAGAAAGGGTTATCAGAGAACATTACGACTATCTGAAAAAGAAATACCCGGAAGCATCACCGAGTAAACTTGTACATATTGCATATACCATTTCCTAAAATTCCGTCGCATATGATTATGGGAAAACTACATAAAATAAGGGAATACGTAATGAGTTTATATTTTCCCGTGTTGCTGAGCATACCTATCTCTTTTTCCAACACGGCATCCTTCATTGAGAAATATGTGTTTCGGGACTGGGAGTTCTTGAAATACCTAATGATTCTTATAGTGATAGATACACTTGTAAGCTGGGTATATCATATCAAGAACAAGGACTTTTCAAGCAAGGGCTTTTCAATGATTATTACGAAGCTTTTCATTTATTCCGCTATTCTGATTGTTTCGCATGTGATGGGGAACTTTACTGTGGAAGGCGGCAATGTGGAGATATACGCATGGTTCCGTGCTGTGGTGTGTAATGCGCTTATAATACGTGAATCAATTTCAATCGTGGAGAACGCGGCAAAGGTAAGCCCTACTTTGGTACCTCAGAGAATTAGAAAATATCTGTCTGATTTCGACGAGTTCGGGGATAAGAAACCGGAGACGATAAAGGAAATGAAAGGAGAATGACTATGGCGCAAGGAAATTATTTGCCCGGAACCTATTCAAGGGTTGGAACAGAGGAAAACCCGGGCACATACCTTGGAGGAGATTCGGGCGGTACTTCACAGACAATGCCGCCAAAGGTGAAGAAGGTATGGGTGCTGGAGCACGACAGATGGAACATGCGCAATTATTGGATTTCTGGAGGGAAGTTCAGTATTCCGGCAGTATGGGTACTTACCAAAGGAGTTTGGGACAACTTCGGCAAATGGATGAAAGACGGATTTTGGAGAATGGGACAGCTCATTTTCTCTACAGACAATATTTGGCATGATAATTTCGTATGGTATAACGATTTAAAGTTTAAATTTTAGAGATTATGAAAAAAGCAGCTTTTTATCAAATACAGGACGGTGATACCGGGGCACAGGTTGCACAGGGATTGCAAGGCAATTTCGAGGCTTTGCAGCAGGAGATAGAAGCAATTCCACCCTATTCCTTGCCTATTAAGATGGACCCTAATAGTGGAATTATCAACAGTGAGGAGGACTATAACAGTATTCTCCCCGAATCCTATCTGACGGAATATCCGTGGCAGGCTGAATATGCAGGTGGTCTTCCTTGGTTATGGATGAACTTCAAGGCGAAGGTATCGGAAGGTACTCAGATTTGCATTAAGCATAACAACAAGTTCTGCGAGTTCACCAACATTCCAGAAACTATCGGCACCGTATCTGTCAACAAGAAGATTCTGACAATGAAGGAGAAGAACGAATATCTGGGTTTCGAGTGTCAGAAGGATTTGGGCGTACAGAAAGTGGACTTGAAAGGCATTTACCAGGTTTACGTACTGGATGCTGACGGTTCCGTGGAACAGGAAATTGTATTTGAATGTAAGTAATTAACAATTAAAAATAGAAAAGATTATGAGACTGTATAGATTTTTAGACAAAGACAAGAATATTGATGTGACATTGGTAACTGATGGTAGTTGCGACCAGAAGAAAGTATTCATCACTGAATCACCGCGCGGAATTACCCCTAAAGGAAACGTGACAGACCCGGAAGGCGGTGCCGAGCTTTTGAAGCTTGGTTTCAAATGGAATGTAGGCGAAGCCGTGATGCATGAGGAACTTGTAGCATTTGCGGAAGAAAAGGGTTTGGAATTGATTATCGACCCCCAGGGATTGAATGAAATTGTTGCGGTAACGGCAGAATGGAACGAAAACGATGCATGCGTTATTACAATCAAGACAAGTGTTCCGGCAAAGAAGGATGTCGATATCTATTTCCCCAATAGCGTAGATTTGCAGGAAAGCGCAGAAAGATTTGGAGTAATCAGAGGAGGCCGCAACACCATTGCTACCAAAGTTATGTCCGGAAAGCCTATGGCGTTTACGCTGGCTGACCTTGGTTTGGATGCAAAGGAAGATTTGAACGTGGTTGTAATGACAGATAACAATACATGGCGCGAAGAACTCGTAGCTGAAAACAACTAAAGGGATTATGCTACGGTTATTGTTTACAACAGAAGATAATGTTCACCAAATGACCGTCGTAACTGACGGTATCGACAGTCAGATGAAGGTTTTCGTTACAGAAAGCCTCTATGGTGACGTGGAATATTATAAGGGGCTGGGTATCGTGATTGAACCCGGCCACACCTATAATATCGGACAGTTCAAGGAATGGGCGTTTAAGGCGCTTGTTAAGCTTATCTCATATCCGGAAGGATTCGGAGAAGAAGGCGCGGTATTGTCGGACGTGCAGGAAGTTGTGGAATACGTATTGGAGACTAAAGAACCTACACTTAATTTCCCTGCAAAGGGAGGTGATGATATGTGCGTGGTGACGTCTTCAAAACAGACATTCAAGAACGGACAGCCAGTAGGACACCTGGAAGGCGTCCCGGTTACATTCTCAATATCTGGGGCAGGATTCAAGGTTGACGGTGGAGGACAAGTAACGGTTGACGAGAACCCAAACAACACGGCAAGAAAAGCGGTAGTGACGGTTAAACAGAATGAAAGCGGAAAGACATTGCAGATTACATGCAACCAGGCTGCATCTACTGTAACCTACGAATATGCGCTTACAGTAGACCCGACATCGGTAACGTTCGACGGTGCAGGAGGTGAAAAGCTGGTTACTGTGACTTCTACAAGAACAAAAGTTCTGAACGGGGTAAAACAGCAGGCAGAAAGCTATCCTATGGACATAGAGCTTGCAGGTGAGGGATTCAGCTATGAAGTGAGCGGAAACAACTACAATCTGAAAGCCGAGGAGAATACCGGGACCTCACAGAGAACGGGAAAGGCGACCATTTCACAGGAAGGCGGAAAGACCGTACAAATGAACTTGACACAGAATGCGGCTACGGTGACGTATGACTATGCACTTACAGCCAACTCACAGACCATACAGTTTGTAGCGCTTGGAGAAACGAAGAGTTTACAAGTTGTTTCAACAAGACAGAAAAAAGTTAACGGTAAACCGTCTGGTGATGTCGAGAAGGTAGATACGACTGCACAAATTACCGGAACCGGATTTAGCGAGACTTCATCAGAAACCACCAATGGAGAGAATTATAGCATAGTGGCAGCAGAGAACAAGGCAGAAACAGCTAATAACGGTTCTATTACCATTACACAGACTGGAAGTAACAAGACAGTAAAGGTTACGTTAACACAGCTTGCAGCAGCAATCACTTACGAATACACATTGACTACAGACCCGACAGCACTGTCATTTGCAGCAGCAGGAGAAACAAAGATATTCGGTGTTTCAAGCAAGAAGCAGAAGAAAGTGAACGGGAAGAATGACGGTTCACCTATGACGGTTGACTACACTACTGTAGTGAGTGGTACGGGATTTACCAAGGGTTCTACTGAATATTCTGTAGTGGCGGATGTAAATACTGGCGCACAGCGTACCGGAACGGCAGTTGTTACGGCAGTAGAAGGAGATAAGAAAGCTACCGTGAATTTAACTCAATTGGCTGGAGCTTAAAATTTATTCATGATGGGAAAGAGAAAAGGAAAGATAATACAAAAAGCGGAAAAGCCGGATTTGGTTGCAAGTCTTTCGAGTTTGTCCATTGAAGAGATAGACAGGCTGCAAAAAGCTGCACCTATGGCATTCCAAAGCAAATTGCAGGCTGCGTTAAACTCAAACGATGCAGGGGAGATAATGAAGGCTAATTTGTATCTGGGAGAAATCAATAGACAGCCTACAAAAATTCAGTCTGTTTTCTTTGACCCTAACGACATATCCGGTAACGGAAGAGGATTCAAGGATTCTAAAGGGGTTCTGTCCTTTTCCGTATTGCGTCGGATGGGGGACATTCATATAGTGAAAAGTATCGTGTCTACACGCGTGGAACAGATAATGAACTTTATGGATTTTTCGGAAGACGAGCAAAAGGAAGGCTTCACAATCAGAAAAAAGAAGAGCCTTTTTTCTACCGGGGATGAGAAATTGACAAATGAGGACAAGAAAAAGATTTCAAAGATAGTTGATTTCCTGGAAAAGGGAGGATGGACGGACAAATGGGACAATGTAGACAGCTTGCAGGAATTTGTAAGTAAAATAATGTCGGACAGTCTCACATTAGACCAGTTGGCATTTGAGATGGTGCGCAACAGAATGTGGGAATTGCAGAAATTCCGCGCTGTGGACGCTTCTTTGATACGTTTTCTTGACAGCGTAGACCCCAGACAAAGGGAAGGTTTCGAGCAGTACAGATTCAAGGGACATTTGCCGCGTTATTGTATGGTGTGGGATGAAATGATTCTTCATAACCCTATAACGAAGGAACCGATATTGTATTACCCGTGGGAGCTTGGTTTTGGTATCAGAAACAAAACATCTGATGTAAGAAGAAACGGGTATGGAGTGTCGGAATTGGAAACGTTGGTTGAGATTATAACCTGGATATTATGGGGTCTGACTTATAACGGAAATTTCTTTAAAAACGGGTCTCAGCCTAAAGGGTTTATCAATATAAAGAACCCTAACATATCAAATAGTACATTGCAGGAGTTTAGGCAGGCATGGACGCAAACAATGGTTGGTGTTAATCAGAGCCATAGAACACCAGTAATAAACGGTATTGATTTGGAATGGATAGACTTGCAAAAGCTCAGTAATAGGGATATGGAGTTTAACGAATGGACTAAATTTCTTATTATTATGGCATGTTCTGTATATCGTATAGACCCGTCCGAGCTTGGATTCAATTTTAAAGAAAGTCAGCAGATATTCGGACAGGACGGACAACGAGAAAGATTGAAGCACAGCCGTGAAAAAGGATTGAAGCCTCTATTGATATTCTTGCAGGGTGTCATTACAAAGTACATTGTGAGCGAGTTGGACGAAAACTACGAGTTTGCATTTACCGGAATAGAGGTGGAAGACGAAGAAGCACAGGTAAAACTGGATTCTGAAAAACTGAGTAGCGGCATGGTTGCCATGCAGGATATATTCAAGAAGTATAACGGAAGGGATTTTGACCCGGAAAAGGACATCATTCTTAACCAGGTGTACCAGGGGATGAAACAGGCAGAAGAACAGAATAAAATGTTCGGAGCTTCACAGCCTGGACAGCAGCCGGAAGGTGTACCGGAAGACGAGGAAGACCCGTTCGCACAATACAAATCGTTTAACGATAATCCTATAATGAAACCAGCAGTTGACTATTATTTAAAAAATCTTTACAAATAAGGAATTATGGAAAGTTTCGATGATTTAAAGTTAGAAAGATATATAAACAAGGCTCTTTTGGAAAAGAGTTTGGGAAGACCAGAAATGTATGACGGGCTTCTGGAGATTGCGAAGGCACAACAAGGCGTATATGTGAACAACGCGGTAAACCGGAAGCTTGGCATTGTTGGACTGCCATATAAGAAAAGAAAGGCTACGGAGGAAGAGAAAGCCGATTTAACCAAGACAACGGAAGACCTTTATAAAGAAGGTGGTGTTTGGAAGAGAGACAGACAGATTAAGGTACACAATAAAATAAGGTCAGAATATCAGAAGAAAATGTTGTTTGAGACCAAGCCGCGCGCTTATCTTATGCTTGGTGGTGGAGGTTCGGGTAAAGGGTATTATCTTAAGAAGATGAAAGAGAAAGACCCGTCTATAGACAAGTTGCCCGTTATTGACGTGGACGATATGCGCGATATGATACCAGATTACGAAAGGGTGAAAGGGATAGACCCAAAGAAAGCATCTTCCTATGTGCATGAAGAGGTATCAGATATAGGTAAGAAAATAGATGAGGAATATATACGGCAGAAATCATCTTTTGTAAAAGACGCTGTTTTCGGAAATCCCGAAAAGCTTGAAAAACTGGTTGATAATTTGAAGGCACAAGGTTACGATGTTCACTTGGTAGGTGTGGCAACCGATTTTGATACGGCTTTGGATAGAATACAGAAACGGTTTGAAAGAACGAAACGATATGTTCCTACAGAAGTGGCGAGAAAAGGACATAAAGGCGCGTCCGCATCTTTTAAGAAAGTTATCGAAACCCCGTTGAAAGATAAATTCAAGTCCGTTAAATTGTATGACGGAAATTCCGATAACGGGGTGATTTATGACAACAAAGTGTTAAATCAAAAAGAACTTGATAGGTTTCTTAAAAAAATAGACTTATAAATTTGTTCAATTCTGAACAGTTTTGTATATTTGCATAGAAACTTAAAGAAAGGAGTAAAATTATGGCAAAGAAAAAGTACGGAATTGATATGACAGCTGACGAATGGTTCGAGATTGAAGACCGAGGAATGGGTGAGCCTCTAACTATGGAAGAAATTGCCGCAATGGGTCCAGAAGGTAGGGAATTGAGTAGAAATTGCCCTTCCAATCCTTATTTCCCAAAGCCGGATATGTCAATGTGGGATGAATCATTGTATGATGGTTACAAAATCAAAGGTAAGAAATGACGGCTGACGAATGGTTTGAGATTGAAGAACGTGGAATGGGCGAAGGTTGGACGATGGAAGAAGTTGCATCTTTAGGCCCAGAAGGTAGAGAGTTTCATAGAAGCGCTCCATATAATCCTTACTTCCCGAAACCAGATATGTCTATTTTTAACGAAGACCTTTATGATGGTTATAAGATAAAGAAGAATGTCGGAAAAAAAGTTGATGGTATAAGAACCCCTTTGGTATCGCGTCTTATTGGAGTGAAAAGACACGTGAAAGACCCTATCAGATATCCGAAAATACAATGCGGTTATGAAGGTCTTGCACAGACCATGTTTGCTACACAGTCGGACGCGATGATAAAGGAGCTTGTAAAGGAAATGATTAAAACGGTTGAAAGATGATATTCTCACCGGAAGAGATACAAAAACTGTATGATATAATAGACTACCGTCTTGCAAGAATTGTAGCCGATGTAATGGGGGATGAACTGTTGACACCGGAAGACAAGTCTTTGTTAAGACGGTATGGCTATAAATGGAGAAGGGAGATAGAAAAGTTACCACCCTATTTTCAATCCTATCTGTTTGGAAGGTTGAGTGCACAACTGACGCCTTCCCAATTGTCTACACTCAATTTTGACGATTTTACCAAGTATATAGACCGTCATCAATGGGCGGCACTTACATCTTTGGAACAGGAAGTGTATTATGCGGCAGCAACACGCACATACTCCTATATAAAGACGATGGGGGAACGGGCAAAAACGATAATGTCTAATGCCGTATCGGAAGAAGAGGTAAAAGTTCTTGTGGAACAGCAAAGACAATTGGAGCTTGGAACGATAAAGAAGGAAATGATAGAAGGCGTTCTGAAAAAGAAGTCCGTGCAGAATATTGTCAGTAATATAGGGCATTCCTTGGAAGACTGGAACCGTGATTGGGGGCGTATAGTGGAAACCGAGATGCAGAACATCTATCAGACTGGGGTAGCCCAGCAGATAATGAAGGAACAGGGAGCGGACGCGCTTGTATATAAAGAGGTATTCAGTGGAGCGTGCCAGCACTGTATAAAGTTTTACACCACGGCAGGGATAGGAAGTAAACCGAGGATATTCAAGCTTATAGACCTTATAAACAACGGGGACAATATAGGGAAGAAAGTTAAAGATTGGAAACCAGTGTTAAATAGTGTTCACCCATTCTGTCGTTGTGACCTTAAGGAGGTACCTAAAGGTATGGTTTGGAATGACGAGACGCATTCGTTTGAACCGCCTAAAGAACCATACAAGAGACAGGTAGAGAGAAAGAGTAAAGTAAAAATATATGTTGGAGATAAAAAGTTTGAGGTATGAGGTTCGGATATAAAGGAGATGTAGAGGTGTTGACCCTACGGAAGACAAGGGTAACAAAGGAATATGTAAAGGAAAGCGCGGAAGAGGTGGATGTGTACAACTGGGAGATTGTCCCGGTACGTCTGGACCAGATAAAGGAGGATGAGTATGTATTACTCTATTGCATGATGAACAGTACGAACCTATTCAAGAAGGGGGTAAAGTGTATCGATTTCAAAGGCGAGATGGAAAATATTGTGTTAGACAATGGAGCGATAATTTCTGTATGTGAAGATGCAAAACATCTCGTTTTTACAATGCCGCATCAAGTAACGATACCGCTTGTTGATGAAAAGACATTCGATGAATGGACCGATGAAGATTGTTTTGGAATAAATAGCGGAAGCAGTCGAAGGGGTGCTGATAAGGAGATAGAACAAGGAGATGTAGAGGAATACATAAAATTCTATAATGATAATCCGGAATATATGCATATGGGTGTGAGAACGGTAAAGATAAAGGAAAGAGGATTATCATTATATGAAGGGAAACTGTATAACATAGAGGCTGGTCCCGAATACGCGCTTATAACTAAAAAAGGTTTGTTTTTGAAAACGGAGCATTGATATGATGGAAGGAGGGTTTAATACCGGGTTTGTGGAAATAAGGACGCTTGAAGGCGAGAAATTCCTAAAGGATATAAGGATTAATGAAGCCGTAAAGACAAGACATTCCTATACGCTTGCAAACGGTCTGCATGTACGCGAAATGAAGCCACGCGAATCAGTGTACAACATTTATTTTATCGCTGGTAAGGAAGGTGTGCTTAACAGAGTGTCTGGTGAACAGATGGTATGGACGTATGGAAAGAACTATCTTGTTCCGGTAAAAGTAAAGGAATTGAACATTTCCGACAGAATTGTTCTGTATGGGAACAAGAGGGGTAGGATTGACCGGATAGAAAAGGTGGAGACACTTAACAGGTATTTTTATAAGCCCGAATTGAAGAAAAACACTTCCTATTATATTGATAATGTCTGTATTTTTGGATAGATTGTGCAAATTTCGTATTTTAGCAAAAAATTTGTAGCTATGAATTTAAAGAAATTATTTCATTTACAGACAGCAGAACAAAAGGTGTCTGAATACAGGGAGTTGCTGAGACGCTCCGAAAAGATAGAAGCAAGAACAGAAGAGCTTGCAAACGAATTTGCCGAAAGAAGCCAGGTATTGAAAAGCTTCTCCCTGCTTGACAAGGACGAAAGAGAGATTTCGGAAGAGAAATACAACGAGTTCTTGAAGGAACATACTTCACGGGTTGCACAATTGCAGAAAGACAGGGACAAGGTTTTCAAGGCCATTGCCGAATTCCAGAAAGACGAAGATATAGCGGAAGCCATTGCGGATGTATATGCAGTTCATGTAGCAAAGAAAGCATGGAAAAGTAAGAAGCTTTCCAAAAGCGCATACGATGATATCATGAAGGCAAAGACCGGGGTAGTCAAGTATGCGGACGTGCTTTTGTTCAGAGGCGGTAAGTTGCTTATCTTACAGAGAGCAGGGGAACACATGAACTATACGCCCGATTGGTGCATACCGGGGGGACATGTGGACGAGGGAGAAGATTTCCGTACAGCCGCACAAAGAGAACTTTTCGAGGAGACCGGAATAGACGTTCCGGAAGATACTCTTATGGAGGTCGGTGTAGCCAAAACGAAGAATGCGGAAATTCATTATTTTATGGGGCACGTTGATGATGAATCCCCGGCTTTCGTGGTGGTTGACGGTGAGGAAGAAATCGGCAGTATGTGGATTGACCCGGATACCGAACTGGAAGACTACGACTTCATCTTTGACATGAAAGACAATATCAAGAAGATTTTGGGACTGGAAGTGCAACCCAGCCCGGTAGAAATCGTGATGAAGGCTTTCCAGGAAAAGAAGGTGACGGAAGACGTGGTAAAGTCCGTGTGCGAGAAATACCCTAAGGAGATACGGAAAGCGAACAACAAGACCGATTTTTCACACAGTGAAAGAAAGGACTTGGCAAAGAAAGGAGAGGCAATGCCGAATGGGAAATACCCTATCAGAAATAGCCAGGATTTGAAGGACGCCATTAAGTTGTCCGGTGCTTCTGACATGCCAAAAGAAAAGGTTAAGGCGTGGATTAAGAAACGCGCTAAAGAGCTGGGTCTTGAAAGCGAATTGCCGGAAGAATGGAAAAGTAAGGAAGTTGAAAAGACGATGGACTGTAACGATGCGAATGCTATTTGCAAGGAAGATTTGGACGACAAGCCAAAAGGCCCGGAAGGTGACGGAATAGCAAAGAACGAGGAAACGGAAACTACGAACGAAGAAGCGAACAGCGAGGAAATAGAGAAGTCGGAAGATGGACTGACGGTTTCTATGAAGTTTTCTTCTGTGGAAGACGCGATGATATTCAAAAGTGTTATTTCCGAAATGATTCAAGAGGGGAAAGTGAAAGCCGATGTACTGGAAAAGGCAAAGAAGGAGGACGGTATGTATGCCGTATTTGCCGATTTCGCTAATTTCCTGGAAGGCGTTAAGACCCGTTCAAAAAACGTGCATTGGAAAGAGGAAGACAATGCCAAGCACAAGTATCTGGACGATTTGATAGATGAACTTTCCGACTATGAAGATAAGATAATGGAAGCCGGACAAAGCGGTTTCGGCCGTTTCAAGGACGGGGAGATAAACGGTGAAGAAATAGAGGTTAACGACCCTATAGAATTGGTTGACCTTATTATAGACCGCACAAGGGAATTCTATTCCAAGCTTGACAATAACCCCGAATATGCCGGGGAAAAGTCGTGGGTGGAAGATTTTATGGCAACACTCAAACAGACGAAGTATCGTTTACAATTACATTAATTGTTTTGGGGAGGGGTGTAAACACCCCTTCTTTTTTATTAAGGAAAGAGTATGAAAAGAGATATATTGAAAAGCATGTTGTGTGATAAGCTGGAAAAGGCAGTGTCGCACAAGTATGTACGGAAGGAGCCGGACGGAAAAGGCGGTTTTCGATACATATACACCGAGAAGGAAAGAGAATCGACAAACCAGGTCATTAACAGAAGCGGTGACAAGTCCATAGAGAAGACCGGAACGAACCCGGCAGCAGTTACCAAGGGGTTAAAAGCATGGCTGAACAAGAATAATATAGACTACGATTACAATAAGGCGAAAACAACTGCGAGCAGCTATTTTAAATTTGAGACAGGGAAAGGAAGCTAAGAGATACGTGTTTCCAACCATACCAAAGCGAATGCAAACGATAAGGGAGGTATAGATATCCAGCTCTACGATTTAAACGACGGGTTTAGTGTTGATATAGATACGGCATACGGGTTCACTTCCAAGGATATTCAGAATATCATTAAAGACGCTGAAAGGATAAATGGGGAAGTCCACAAGAATGAGAAGTTAAAGAAGATGCTGGAGGACGAAACCCTATTGGAGAAATTTTATAATGAAAGGTATATACCTTCCAAGCATACAAAGTTTATTGAAGATGTTGTTAACAGTATTGGAATAGAAGAATCGGAGTTTGGGATATTGGGAGATATTGTAAATAATATGTTCGACCAAAGTTTACACAAAAGCGGTGTATATAAAAAGATGGTTGAGGAAAGAGAGAAGAAGATACAAGAACAAAAGGAGAAAGAGGCGAAAGAAAAAGAAAGCAAGAAGGAGAGAAGGGACAGGGTGATGGAAGAATTGAACAACCATATATTCAAGCAGGAAAATTCAACCACACCACCAGAAGAGTTCGAGAAGATTGTACAAGAAAGAAGTAACGGAAGGGCAAAGGGCTTTACGGTAATTGGAGAACTGGGAGAAGGAGACAGAAAGAAGTATTTCTATGAATGGGCGTACCCGGTACCGGAAGGTAAAAAGAATTACACTAAGCCTTCTGATAAGTTCGTAGATAACTACCTAAAAAGTAAGGATGAATAATTTTTGCATAAAGTTTGGCTATTTGCATAATAATTCATATTTTTGAATCGGTAAATACGTAAATAAATTTTATTCGGCATAAAATGCTGATTATAAGATATTTACATAAAAGCGTTTATTTTAATTCGTTGTGTCACAGATTATTAAAAGATGTTTGAAGTAGATTCAAAATTTAATTTTTTCACAGAAGCAAACTTTGAAAAATCAGATTTCAATCCTATGGATTACCCGGTAGGGGATGATAGAAGATACGAAAAAATGATTTTTGAAGGTTTGGCATCCGATTCTTCCATAGATTCGGAGGATGAATCTATGAATCCCAACGGATTTGTAATAGACCGCTTTTTAAAACACGGTCT